ACTCCGATGGAACTGGTGCCTAAAACCAGCGCGTCTGCCGTTCCGCCACTTCCGCTCAAGAGCAGGATTGCGTACCTGCTACGACTTGTTCAGTCACGGCGATTCACGTCTGGAATCCATGAATCACTTGCTGGAGAAAGGAGACGTATGAAAGAGGCGGTGAACTCCGCCCTGGTGTTTCGGATGGGACTTGAACCCACATGCTTTCGCAGAAGTTTTTGAGACTCCCCTGTCTGCCGATTCCAGCACCGAAACATATTGCTCGTCTTTCCGAGCCGCCACACATTTTTAGATCTTGTGTTGATCTCTGGACACGGGTTTAACGTCTCCGTCCAGACGATTACTTGATGTTATTCAGAACCGGAATACTGGTATCGCCGCCAACATAAGTCGGAAGCTTGCCATCCCACTTGCCGTACATCTGCTGCTGAATCAGCCGATCAGTCAGAGACTCAGAGATAACCTTGTTCGCTTCGGCTTCTGCATTCGCTTCGACAATCTTTGCTTCCGCATCTGCGTTTGCTTTAGAAATCTTGGTCTGGTTTTCAATTTCCTGAGCTTCAGCGTTACGCTCGGCCACAAAAGACTTATTGATAGCAGACTGAACCGCAGTATCGTCATACTCGATGCCATCCTTCATACCGAGGACAGTAATCGTAATACCACGCTCTGCAAAGTATTCGGTCACATCTTTACGAACATACTCCATGATTTCAGCCTTCTTCTCAAGGATTTCGTTCATGGTGTACTTCGCACACTTTTCAACAAAGTCAGCTTCAACACGAGCTCGGATTTCAGTATCCATAATCTCAGAGAGCTGCTTATTGTTGTAAGAGTATAGGAATTTAACCGCATCATTCTCAGTGTAGATCTGAGCCGAACAGTTCATTCCAACCGAGAAACCGATAGACTCCTTGCTTTCAGCAGAGATGGACTGGTTTGCAGTGCTGGTGCCACTCTCCTTGCCCTCGGACCATTCACGAGTGACAGGAGTTCTATTGACGATGACCAACATGTTATCTGGAACCCAAGTACCAAAGATGTCAGTCGGTGCCATGTGTTTCTTCGAGTAAGTAATGTACACCTGCTTAGCTGCCACCTTAGCCTCGGCCAGCATAGCCTCGCTCTCAAATGACGCCTGATTTCCGCTGCCTTCAGAAAGAGAGATCAGGAATGCGGTTTCATGTGGTTCGATCGTGTACACTTCCTTTTTCGTACACCCCGTGAAAGCAAGCGCCATAATGACTGCACATGAAATCACAAACAACTTTTTGATTTTCTTCATTTGTTCCTCCTTTTAATTTTTAAGTATTTTATATACCATAACTCCAATCGCAAGCGAAAGAGCTACAGACACCGTAAGCCACGAATCGTTGATAATGTTGTAAAGAGAGGCCGTCTTCCCAGTCTCCATTTGTAAGAGAACGATGTGGCGAACAATCTTACTGAACACATCATCAAACGCTATGAATGAGATTACTGCCACAAGGACGGACAGTAATAAATTTTTGTGTTTCATCTTACTCCCTGATTTCTTTCGTTTCGATTCGATCAGTCTCAACCCAATCGTCGCCAGAGAACTCCATGCTCCCCGATTCCCAACCGCACTCTGCAATCTCCTGAGCTTCTTCCCTAGTGTCGGCTTCGACTTTTGCAGAATACGACATTCGCACGTAAGCAGTACATTCGAACATTGGCATTTGATTCATTCCTCCACTTCAAATACCATATAATACATATGATTATCTTCACCGTTATCAACCGCAGCTCCGATAACATACTCAGGATATGGGGTCAGAATACACCCACAGAAGTCCGCATAGGAATCAGTGTTAATTCGTGTTGCGTTTTCATATCGGTCAGCTTCATCACTTGGCATACCATCAAAGAACTTCTGATAGCTGCTGGCAGCAAAATCAATTGCATTTTTTCTTGACTGGAACGCTTTATCGAAACTTACTGATTCGTAAATGTCGACCTTTTCGTTGGTATAATCGCTTACGACAATGTACATCCGAATCACTCCTTATCAAAGATATCAGTGTACTTCGTGTACAGTTTGCCGTTGTGATAGTAGGTGTTGTAATCGCACTGTTCAATGTACCACCAGCGTTCCTGATGACCGGCCTTCAGGAAGTCATGCAGATGATAAGTTGACTCGTAGTTCTCGTCCACACGCTGCCGGAACGAAAGCTCGTCGATCTGGTCCGATTTCTCAACAAAATCAGCAATGGCGTTGATTTCGTCTTCAGTCATATCGTCGTCCACAACAAAGACCACACGAACGATTTCATTGCCTCGACGGCAAATCTTATCAAGATCATCCAGCCCGTGAACATGGTAGACAACACGGTCGAACTTATCAAACGGAAACAACATAATCTCGTGATTGTTTTCTGCATCAAAGTAACTGGTATGCAGTTCGGTCCTGCGCCAAGAGCGTCGGCACATCTCGAAAAAGCCAAACCACCATGTCTGATGCTCCCACCAGTGGAAAAGCGGATCGCCGCCACCAGAAACAGACACCCAGTTGCAATCGTTGCATTCGTTATGAAGAACGTGCCACAGCTGAGCGTAAGAAGAATACTCCCCTGTCGGTGTCATCTTGAGCTTGTTATTACGGACGATACATTCAGGGCAACTGTAGTGACACCCGAAGTTTGTGATGATGCTAAGATATTTATCAGCCATTTTAAATTACCTCACTTCATAAAGGATCGATGCGAGATGTCCGTTCGGTTTAACCTTGTATTTAGGTTCTCGGAACTCGAATTCGCTTCCTTCTTCTTTAGTCCAAGACAAATAGGTGTTAAACATCCGACGAGTGCCGCTACTATTAGAACCAGCTTTGTATCCGACATCATACTTGAATTGATTCTTAAATCCTTCGTGGATCGTATCGGGAGTGTGTCCAAACTTTGCTTCCACGATTACTTCTACATATTTGCCTGGCTTTTTCTCACTTTTCCGCATCTCAAACCAATAGATTTTCTCCCTAAGATAAGAACGATTCTTCGGATAATACGTAAGGAAATCGCCAGCAAATGTTTTGCCGAGTTTCACTTTGTTGACAGAACATTCACTCAGAATCATCTTGAAGATATGTTTACGATGTTTCTTTGATTTATTCTGCATTTTGATTTACCTCTTTTTGATTTGTTGATATTCGTACACTAAATGGTGGGACAGGAGGGACTCGAACCCACAAAATTGAGCAGTTATGAGCTGCTTGCTCTGCCAATTGAGCTACTGTCCCAGAGAGGAGGATTTAACCATGTAACGACATCGGCGAGGAGCAAGCGGCTTACAAAGTCTGCGCTATACTCAGTCGCGTCAGTGGATACAACACATAAGCGAATTGGTCTCTTATGGTGTCCATCCTCAAAGACTGCCCTTTTCAAATTCACTCTCCGATACTCTGGGCACCGAGCATCTATGCCACTTTCGCAGGCAGTGCCATATTCGCCTACTCATAATAGAGCCATGCACATCCACTGTGGCGGGTAGCTACTCCCGTTGCATCATGGTTATTATTTTCGGTCTGAGCGTTATGGGTATTCGTAGTCGGAAGAGGAGAACTCAAACACCCATGGTGGAATTGCGCCACCCCAACTGTCGGCGTACTACTCTACACTAACAGTATCGAACCTAGCTGGAGCCCAACAGAATCGAACTGTTGTACGACCATCGGCCCCATATAAAAGCAGGGTTATCGTACCTGCCCGGCGATTTCAGCCACGACAACTTAGAAATCAGAAAATTGTGTCAAGCCACACAATGAAAGGAGGCGTCTCCAAGTTGTTTGTCGTGCAAGGGAAATGCGAAAAACCTTACACACTGGTCGAGCATGAGGGACTTGAACCCTCGACTTCTTGCTCCCAAAGCAAGCGCCCTTCCAAACTGGGCTAATGCTCGATATATGCCGGTCTTTCCCGGCTGTCAGCCCCAAGGACAATGGAGGAAGTAGATGGCTTAGATATTTGCCGCCACTGCCTTTGCAGCTTCCTTAAACACTTTCAGATTCTTGTCAGAAAACTGGAAAATTTCAGGAGTGCTTCTAGGCGGCTTGTTATGAGTGCGAATATACGCTTTACGCATTCGATCCATTTTCGTGACACCAATCACATCGTAGACCTTTGCATATGTAATTCGATACCCAATCGTCTTGTCACCCAGTTTTTTAGCAAGAGGTTCAATGATCGGTAACGTAATGCTTGGCTTGTGGTGATAAACTCTTTTCTTCAGCTGTTCAACCGCAGGGGCTTCAGCCGCCGGTGTTTCAATCTCGACTGCCTGAACTTCAGCAACAATCTTAATATCCTGACCGCCCGGATTTTCAGGAGACATCGTCTGAGGAAGATCTTCGACCTCCTCGGCCTTTTCCACGGGTTCATCTTCTTCTACCTTGTGTCGTCTTGGCAACATCTCAGCAGGAATCAAAGCCGGTTTCTTAGCGAGAGAACCCTTAATCCCCTTTTTGAGTTCAGCGTCGTGCTTTTCGTTTTCATACCGATCCTTCATAATCGACATGAAAATCGATTTGTACATCTCGCTGCTCTCGATGATATCCAGGCCGCTGATGTTCTTGATATCACCCTTGTAGCCGACCCGCTCAACATACGCCTTTCGCTCATCCTTGAAATACCAGCCATAGTTACGGCCGATATAATCATAAGCCTGTTTCAGAACCGCATTCAATGGCAAGCCAGTCATACGAGCGATGGAGTTGCCGAGCTTGTAAATCTCAGTCCGCCATTCGCTGCGTCCCTTGTATGTAGTGCCGTGGGTTTCCTTTGCCTCGGTTGTGGTTGCCTGCTCAGGCTGCTTCTGCAGCTGACCCATCGAGCTAAGCTTTCGTTCCAGCTGCTTGCAGATGAACAGCACATTGTCGAGAGCGTTGCGATCCTGCTGGCGTGCAGCTTCGAGAGCGTCCATTTTGGAACCAATCTCGGTCAGCGCCTGAGTCATCCGATCGAATCGTTCTTGACGTTTGATCTCAGCCTGGTTGGTCCTCAGCGATACGGTTTCGCCCTGCATCAGAGCGACCATCACATCCCAGCAGAAATCAATGAAGGCGTTTGCCTTGGGCTGGGTGCTGTAGCGGCAGATTTCCATGACGCCACGCAAACTGTACATATAAATCCGACGTTTTTGCGTGTAATTGCCGACCTCATTATCCAATTTGGATAACGAGCTCAATGGGTCAAGACGATCCTTGTTTTGATTATGAATCTTGCCAATGGCGATTGACGGATTCTTGTACTCCAACGCCCGCCCAATCTGTTCACGGGTCATCCAGAAATCATCCTGTGCCCTGCTGTGACCAACCTGCGGATTCTCGTAGACCTGAATCTCCAGATCGCCGAACTTCCTTGAGGTCGCTACTTTCATTTCTACATTCGCATTCATTTTTGTCCTCATCCTTTTTGATTTTTAACTGTGTACATCTTACTTTGTTGTGATATAAATCATACACGCTTAACAACGGATTGTCAATCGTGTAAATGACCAAATCATAGCAAGACATTTTGTTTATATTTGTTAGCTTGTCACCACCTTCCTTATTATAATGGGGTTGATTTGTGATCTAAATCTGTGTGTTACAGGCTGCCTCCGATTGGTATCCGAGCTCGTAACCTTGGAAGGCGACCCTTATGATTGGAATTACCCCTCTTGTACCAGGATTTTCCTGTTTCGGTTGACGTACCTATGCTGTTTCTGTTTCTGGATGACCTCTTTCACCATCCACACGCCTTCAACGGACCTGATATAGCTGCAGATCGCCTGCGTGCGGTAGGTGCCACGTCTTACCTTTGCGTCACACTTGGCTTAGCCTAAGTGCATCTTTGATTAGCATTTACAGTTAAACGCTTATCATTGATTATTCATCACAAATCTGTCATTGCTCATCATTTCTCTATATCGGAGGGCCAGTTTTCATCATAGTTCTTCAACTCGCTTTCATTATAAATTGTTGATTGACTCAAATTGAGATCTAAATCTGTTGGTCACGGAGTGCACTCATCCCAGTTACCCTTAAGGTACCTGCAGACACCGTTGGTCAGACATCGGCGTGAGTTCGAAGATTGGACTTTTTCAGTGGTCACAACCAGGAGTTCGCTCACAAGTGAGACTATTTTCCATCCTCGGCACTGCTCTTCTCGTCCACAGGATCACGTCGACATCGCGTACGGGCACCGCGGCGGCTTCCTCCAGGGGGTACCTCATTCTACCTTTGCGATACATTTGGCTTAGCCTAAATGCGTTGTATTGAAACAACTATTCATCTCAATCTGTCTGTCAGCACGATGTCGTACTATGCAGAATCGTCAAACCTTTTCATGCTAGTTCACCTCCTTGCGATTGTTTCGTTGTGTGTCATGCGTTCTCTAAGGCGGCTAGAAAGCCCTGTGACGGCTTTTCTGTGTTTTTGTGTAACTTCCACTACAATACTCAAAAGCGCCACACAGAGGCTCTCAGGCCGTTCTCACGATGTTCTATGTCATCGAGCGTCGTCAGTGGTGTTGGATTCAGACCACATCGAAACATAAAACACAGCTTCACCGAGATCCGACTTAAGATACCCTTCCAAGCCGCCAATAGTGTTTTTGATCTCGAAGGTCACCTTGTCGCCGTTGATCTCGAACAGATGACCATCTCGCTTACGCTTGTTACGACAAGTGATAAAGTCCTCACCAGCCGCGCCCCGCTCAAGCTTGACCCACTTGGTCGGAACCCGAATCAGAACAAACGACGAATCGTCACCGCTCCGAATCGAGAACTGATCGTACTGCTGGATCAGCTCAACGAACTTAGCGGGGGTAAATTCATAACGGCCGGGCTCAAAATTAGTCATAAAGGGTTTCTCCTCTCTTTCTTGCTCTTCTCCTACTTCTTCTCTTTCGCTTCTTTCTCTCTTTTCTCCCTGATGGTTCTTTTCCCCTTAACAATCCTCTTAACTCCTATAATCCTCTTTTCACTCAATCATCATAATCACTTCAACATCCATATCACATTCATTCTTTTTACTTCCCAAACTTCTTCTCGCCAGACATCGCTGATCGCTCGCTTGGCTTCGAAATCGAGTCGCTTCGCGCTTGGACTCCGCCCAAACCCGTGTGTTGCGCATCTTTGTTTTCTCTTGACAATTATACAACAAATCGTCATTTGATGGAATGTAAGAATGTGTTACTAGCATTTCGTTCAATTGGTTAGCGTTTTTAGCATCGTGTCATCAAACGAACTTGATTTGCCAGTAATCGTGATAGTCATAGCCAACGATGTCAATGGTGCTCAGACCTCTTTCGATTCGAGGCTTAGTGGATTCATTTCCGTCAACATTTGTCCATGTTTCGAGCTGTTCTTCGTAACGCTTATTAGCATTAGCATTCATCGCACAAAAAGCATCCTGGTATGTTTCGTACTCTTCCACTGATGCAATATATGGCGTACGATTGTCGCAAGTGTAGACATTGATTAGGATATACATAGGGAACTCCTTTGATTAGAAACTTCGCTCATATGTATGGGGTGAATTAAATAACACTTAAATATGTTTAACCAATGCGAATCAGTCCTGCTCCAGCACCCATTTTTACGCAGATTGAACCAAGTTCGCTGAATTCTGGCGTATTGTAATTGACGGCATAGACACAAGGACACATATTTTCAATGTCGTCCCAATCCATCGGCCACTCATCTTTCTCATCACTGACATAAAGCAAATTATCAATGATGCCAAGTTCCTTATGGAATGACCGAATCACACTGTAAACAAGTCCGCCGTACTCTTCTTCAAATTCGTGGACAGCTGCTTTTTGTTGATCGTCCAGAGCGTAAAATGCGCCCCAAGGCGGCTCACTGGACAGCGGTGTACCGTCTGCCTCGAACAGCTCAATTGCTTCATGAAAGAATCCAAACGCTTTCATCCGCTTGATAGCTTCGGCGCGCTTCTCTTCGATTGGTACTTTCATCAGGTATCACTTCCAATAATAATTGATTTGATAGAATTGTTAAAGTAGTATCGGTTGCGAAGCGTTTCCATATTGTCGATAACCCTGTCGAGTTTGTTCCAAATGTAATACTCGTAGTCGCTCATCTGACTAACAGGAGTTCCAACTAATTTTTGAAGTAAGCCAGCAACATCATCATCAATAAACTCCAATCGGGATGCTGCTTCGCCCGGCTCCCAAACTTCGCTGCCACGAACAGACACGTCATATGTAACCAGAATTGATTTCATTATACTTCGCGCTCCCTTCTTAGATTGTGACTGTATGTAAATAAGCCGAACTACCGCGCTTTGAAAATGCTTTACATTTGATTAGCGTATTGAAGATTTGATAAGCAACCTCTCTGATATCAGCCTCACTACAATCACATCGATATAAGCAGTCGTATTTCCACTCGGTTGGCATTTTTCTGAAGTAATCATATGCAACCGTACGATAATTACCAGAGTGTGAAATATGCGCCACTGCATAGTATGTAGCGAAAAACATATTGTCATCAAACAGAATTCCGTAATACATATCATTCAGGACGAAATCATGTGCGCCGGTTCTTAGAATCGGTTCATTTGGAATCTGCTGAAGTCGTTCCAGTTTGTTCTTGTAATCAAGATAGAATTCCACGCATTTGATGGGGCGCGTTTCCAGATATGACACCCTTTCTTCGAGCTGTTTAATTTGCTCTTTCAGTGTGCGATTGACCACATAAGTCGGAATTGAAGGCAGCTGGAGTGGCTTTTGATAACGGTCTCGCCGTACCATTTCACCGCCTTCATTCTCAAAGATGCGCTTGAGTTCGTTCTGGATACGGACTACGTTGTACATCCAATTGTTATAGAACAGCAGCTCGGCGGGCTGTCCATTGATTTCGGTTTTCACGGCTGCGCTCTCCTTACTTGTTAGACTTGCACTGATACTTACGTTCAATCATTTCGGCTTCCACCAAGGTCATACCGTACCTCCACCGAATGTCAACAACAGATTCGACCCAGTTCCCGGTCTTACGATTCTTTACGACACGAACTTCCTCAACATCTTTGTGAATCTGTGTGCCGGGCTTCGGGAGATAGGTTAAAACAGTTTCTTCAGAATGTTCCAAATCGTAAGAGCCAACAAATGTACAATCACGTTTGATCAGATCAAAGATCTTTTTGCGATTCTGTTTAGATAAGTTCCTCACGGCTACTCTCCTACTCTTCGAGTGTGATATCATCGTGGCCAGCGTCTTCAAGCGGTTCATCCGATGCCAGTGCAATGATTTCATCCATGTTGTTTTCGACCAGATATTCCCAATCTTCCAACCGCTGACTGATAATTGCCGTCGCCTGAGCAATGACTGCGCCCTTCGTAATGCACTTACAATTACATTTCAGAGCCAGAATCAGATCGTCAAATGTGACAGGATCGAGAATCGTATCGCTTGGAATCATGTCCTTACCGAGTTTCCAGCTTGCCATAATCAGAACCTCCTGAACTGCACGAACTTGCCGTCCTCATAGCAAGGCGAGTAGCATTGAATTCTTGTACCGTATCGCTCAAGGAATGCGTTTACAAAAACAGGTTCGCCCTGAAGAATCACAGCCTCCGGTTTCATGGTCATAACTGTATCAGCCGTATTCCATGCGAGAACTCTGACTCGGATAGAGGAATCAGTCGGCACGATATTAGGTAATGGTCCATCATGAAGAACGCCATCCGTACACAACTTGCGAGCTGCATCGAGCTGTGCATTGGACCACTGGGCGATAGAAAGTTCAGTCATATTGAGAACCATATTTTGCAGCCTCCTCTTTTGCATCAGACCGTACCAGAAAATCAGAGCCAATCAGATCAAACTCGATATCTGCATCGTTTGACTTTCCAAGGCAGACCATAAAAGCATTCGGCACATCAACGAAATCACAGACTGCAATCTCGTTATTGATAAATGCCGGCGAACCAGCCAATGCTTCACACATACGGTCGCGAAGCTCCCACATTTTTTCGTCAGTTTCGCATTTAATATTCAGAACAATCATATTGCTACACTCCTTTTATTCCATTTCGATCGTGACACTGTTATATTCAGGGGTTCGATGCATCACATCAGCCTCCCACATCTTGGCACAATCATAGCTGGCGAATGCACGGCGGACCACCTTGAGCGGGATTTTGCCATTGTTGTCGGCGTAGAATGTAATCTTGTAATGCTGGAGCCGATAGCCAGCGTCTGCATAATCACCCATGTTGCGGACCTCACTTCACTTCTCTTGATTCAATCTGGACAAAACGCTCAAGCTCATCGCCGTCTCCGTTCTTCCAACGATAACGAAGATTGCGGCCATTAGCATCAAAATCGACGTCATAACAATTCGGATCTGCACTTACCGATTTTGCCATTTCGGTCAACCTTTTCATGGCACACTCGCGACTGCTATAAACATCCCCATTGTAATGATTGAACATCGCCCACGGCTGGCCCTTGATTCGCCTGGAATAGGAATTATCCAAAATATGTACCATCATTGTTACAACTTCCTCCTTTTTACCCGCTGCGTTCTCTGTGGATTATACATAGCAGCACTCATACCATATAGAAGTATGAAAGTTTGATTTCGGGGGCGTATTTGTACTGAGTAACACACTCCAGTCCAATGATATGCTTGTTGTTCTGTAGGAGCGCCTTCTGACCCGGCGACAAGATACAATCAAGCATCACTCGCATTGCCGGCCGACCACCTTTCAAGATACCATTCTGATACTCAATCACATGGTCTTTGATTCTTGGCGGAAGAGATTCAATTAGTTTCGCGGTGTTCATGTTGATTTCCTCTTTTCTTTTTGCGTGTGTATGCTATTGTAGTGGATGTGGTTACGTCTGCCTCGGTACCACCAGTCGCCCGACATCAGAAAACGATTCGTACGAAAAAATACAGCGCGATTATTATAGGGGCGATAACCGCGCTGTTTGATCTAGATTATTTCAAACAAAATATATCAGCCGGGTGTCAGAACAGTTTGTATCGCCATCCCATGAAATTTCGCTCAGTGGAGTAAGACGCGACCTTTGCACCAGCTGCTGTGCCCGCCGTCTGCGGGCTACGAAGTTTACAATTCAAGCTATAAACCCTCCTTTCATTTAGTTTCGCTCATTCAAGTAACACCCTCTAGTTTACTTTTATCATTGATTTATCAGCGTGGCCTTTGCATCAAAATCAAATCAAATTTCACTAGAGCCGTGGAGCGCCCTTCTGTTTACGCTGCTGCGTTCTGGGCTTGGGACCAGTACAGGCTCTGCAGAACCCGTAGCCGCATTAGGCTGAGCGACTATTGCCGCACAGCCCCCTCTGCGAATACTTCGTTTATGATATCATCTGAACTCGCATTATGTATGTAGGAAATTGCTGGAAATTCTTATTTGTTCGCCGCAGCCGCATCATTTGCAACGCGGTATCGAATAAATTTGGTCGTCGGCCGATTGTCGGGGAAAAGGTGCTTATGCTTCTTATATACGCGCCGGTCATTCAGGCGCTTGACAACTTCAATCTCGGCCTGCTTAGGAAGTGTCTTGGCCAGAGTCTGCTTTACCGGTTTCACAGCCGTAATGTTGGCGTCAAAATTCGCCACACGATAACAGCCCTGATGGTGTGTCTGCCGCCGGGAGATTTCGACCGGTTCGAGATAAGCCAGATTTAGATTCAACCGTTTGACTTCTGCCTCGGTGAACAGTTCGTCTGCGATGTAAATGCTCCAAACTTCCTCATCCTTGCGCTTGCCCTTGCCGCGATACATGGGTTTGTTGTTGGCCTCACGCTTAGTACGATAAAACAGCATTTTTCTTACCTCTTTCTTATGTATGTTTTACTTAAAAAAATATCGCAATGAGAATCATAGCTCCCACTGCGATCAAAACAAAATCACGAATCATTTCGACAGTATTTTCCCCGGCGGTTTCATCTGCGGCATTTAACCACTCCGCGAGGGTATCAATGATTCGATTATAGCGTCGGAAACAACCGAGCTGATACAGACCACATCCAATTTGATAGGATGCACCAATAAGTAACAGCAAACTGGCTGCAATCCAAACGATAGGATGCTTAGACAATGAAATCGCCCTCCATTTGATTCAGTTCCAAGGTTTCGCTTTCGGCTCATAATGGATGTTAGCGTCAGCAAGCGCCTCTTTGTAGATAGCAATCAGCTCAGTATCACCAAACATAATTGCGACCTCTAATGCAGATTCAATTGCGATGATTGCCATGGAACACAACCTCCTTTCATACTGCTGTGCTTACATGCTATGCTATATGCTATGCTTACAGTCTAACGAAATCATCAAGATAATAACGAATCCCATTCATGATGAAGTATGTCCGCCCTCTTGCTGTCGTGTAGACTTTGTACGGACCGCGCTGCTTACGTGTGGACCCAGTGTTGATAGCGACTTCGACTTTATCATCGACGCCGTTCTGAACACCGAGAACTTCAACGCCTCCCCAGTTGGTAAGGGGATAAACCGCAATCGGCGGCTTTGGCGGGAAACTTTCGCGCATATTTGCACCTCGCTTTCACGCCGAACATATCGCGAGCCCGTTTCTTCATAAGAGAATCCTCGAACACAGCAAACCCGCCTCGATTATTGATTGATGCAACGAGCACGGTGTAGCGTTCAAGTGTATCCCATGTGATACGCTTTGATCTGAATTTGTTGTACTCCTTATTATTAGGGAATCCTCGTCTTGCATCTACGAAGAATTCAGGAGTTAAATTCAAATCGGGGACTTCAACAATGCGAATAATTTGCGGTGCACTGTATTCTTGTTTCAGGACGACGGCGATGAGCATATCGTCCATCTCATAAATTTCAGTCAGGATCATGCGTAAACCCCACACTGAAAGAGCTTCTGCCCTGCCATCCCCATCACATCAGGGAAGATAATCGGCATCGAGTAGCCCGCGATTTCGGCAATGTAGTTGGTTGCCCTTTCGTTAGCAATCTCTAGAGCCATTTCATCCAGAGGCTTGCCGTTGTATTCGGCCGGGTCGTACGGATCTGCGTCAGGCCAGCCGGCCTTGCAAACTGCTTTCAGTTCGTCCTCGGTGATATCGGGAACATGAATCAGATTCAAAACTCGCCCTTCGCCGTCTTCGACAATCACAAAGATATTCCCTGCGTTGTCTTCGTAAAACTCATTCAGAAACATTGCTTACACTCCTTCCTGCTGTTATCGGCTCCCGATTTGATACATCTCCTGTCTAAAACCGACCTTCGGAATCGTCTTGACCACGGATGCACCACGAATTCGTTTAACTTCCAGTTCGTATTTTAGAAGCTCAAATGTAGCTTCAGCAGCTTTCAGGATATCAAACTTTAGCACTTGGACTTTGTTGGTCAGATGAATGATGCGAACTTGATATAACTCCTGCGACTTAGGTTCTGTCGTGTAATCTTTAGGAAGAGATCGTGCCAGGACTTTGTATTTGCCGTCGCCAGTCTTTTCGCAAAGGCGCACCGAGTAGCAATTCATATTTTCATTGGCTGTTTTCCAACCAAGAAACTCCTTATTCGCTTCTTCAAGTGTAGAATAGAATTTTTTACTGATACCGGGACCGATTTTAGAGCATTTTACGAGTTCGAGCTGAACCATATACTCAGGCGGAAACTTTTTGGTTTGTTGCTGTGTTGCTCTGAGTTCTTGTACTTCGCCATCTTTTAGATTCAGAGCAAAGAGTACAGCGGTTTCAGTGGCCGGATTCGAGCTGGCAATATAGTTTTCTTTCTTGTCGAGGTTTTCAAGAACACTCTGGATCTCTTTGATAGTTTGAAAGATTTGCTTTGCCAGAGTGAAACTACCATATTTGATAGCTGAATTATATTGTTCGAATGCTCCATCACGAGCGAGTTCAAAGACCTGTTTCACAGTCAACATTCGAAGAGTGTCTCCTTTCACTCGGCGGGTTACAGCTTGCCGCTCATAATACCCATCACGGGAACACGCTGACCTTCGCCCCGTTCGTACACATGGGCTTCGGTTACGTTGCCATTGTGAACTTCACGCTTGGCGACCTCAAAGTTCTTCTCAGCCTCAGCATAACTCTTGCAGGGATATTCCATTTCGCCCATGATAGGATTGTTCCATTTGACAACGAGGACGTAGGGAGCTTCTTTGATGGCCTGTTTCATGCGCTGGGCCCCGGCGAACTGTTCCTTGGCGACGATTTTCTCGGCCAGATTCTTCAGCTCTGCAATCACATCGGCATTCAGACGCTGCTTGGCTTCCTCGGCGCGAATCATCTCGGCGATTGCATTCACATCCGCCATTGCTTCATTCTGCATCTTCGTTGCCACTTCTCCGAGAGAGTGACCAGAGTTTTTAGAAGCGATGTTGAGATAGCGCCACCATTTGGTAACAGCGGAATCGTAAGCGTATCTGAGCAGTTTCATGTTATCCATTTTGTTTTACCTCTCTTTTTGTTTTATCAATTGGCAGCAAATGCCGCCAGTTCATTACAGATTGCTTGGGCTTGCTCCGGGGTCAGATGATACTCTTCCATCAGCCAATCATAATCGCCAGCCCGCCAGCCGCCATCATACAGAACGGCCGCAATTGAAGTTATATCGAATTCCATGGCCATTTTTAATCCTCTTCGGCGGCGCTTTCGCACCACAGAACATCCTCGATAATGTCATCGTCGATATCATCAGGAGTGCCATTACAATTCATAACCAGAATAACACTCTGATACATAGGAGGAACTGCGTTAAGGTTGTCCATTTCATATGCATAGCACCAGGATTCGCCGTTGCAATCTTCAAAAAAGCAATACAGCAAATCGAGTTCGTTTTCATCGAGGTCGGTGACATGCATTACGGCTTCGTCTGTAACAGTGGCGCTCAGAATGTAACGACCGCCAGCATTCGGCTTCACGGCATTCGGGACTGCTGCGCTCGCTTTTACAGTGATGCTTGCGGCTCCCATGCAGAGAACTGCCAGGAGTGCGGCAATGGTTTTCATAAATGCTTTCATAACGATGTATCCTTTCTTTAATACGAATGCTGTGCTTTCAACTGCGGCACTCTCATTTCCGAAGCAGTTCCGTCACAGCGATTTCAAATGCGATAGTTAGGGCAATACCGATGATGATTCCCATGATGAAAATCGTTTGGCTGCTGAAGTAATCCATAATGCTTGCGCTCCTTTTCAAATATAAAAGAGCCTTGCAAGAATTGACTTACAAAGACTCTTCCTGACGGAATCAGTTGAATGCTTCTGCAAGACTCTTAAACCATCTTGCCTTACAGAAAAATTTATGCGCTTCTGCATATGTGCTAAAGTGCCTAGTTGCGGTTTCGAACCAGCCATTTACATACCCTGACAGGGTAACAAGATATACACGACCTTCAGGGAACTGACCACAGACCGGTGCCGGAGTGCTAGTGAATGCACCGCCAATGCTTGTGTTGAATTCATCATAATGGGATACGCCATCTATAATGATAGGTTTGATTGTTTTCATAACAGGCCATCCTTTCTGCCGATTCATTTCTTACAACGATATTGCGTACAATATTGGGTTGGTAGCGGTATACTATCTTCCCCGTGACCGCCAATCGCACGGCATAAAAAGAAAAGAGGTAAAAAGAAAACGCCACATTTTTGGTGTGACGAGTACGCTAATTGATTATAGAGTTGTTTTCGTTTATAATATTAATTGGAGGCGATAACTTTGAAGCCAAAATTAACTTGTTCTAAGCCAAAATGCAATGAACCTGTTTTTCAAGATGGACTTTGTTATAAACACTTGTGTCGCAAAAGACGTGCCATAAACAAACGTGATGGTATTTTTATTAAAACAAAATTTTCAAAGAAAGAACTTGAAAATTCTGACAAAATAACCTGCTTGAATTCAAATCTCGATTCAAATTCGGATCTCAAAATTGGTCCAAACGGGCAATGGAATCATGGGAATAACAAATAATCACTTATGTTTGCCCGACTTAATCGGGAACTGAGGAATGAGAGGCCGACGATCGCTGTTGTCAAAATTCAAACCCATTCCTGTGCCGTCCATGTATGTTTGTAATGAACGATTGAGAGTTTTCTTTTTGCCATTCATTTCAACACACTCTCCATAAAGAGAGTAACTGAGCTTGGAATATTCGCTGGTACTCATGGACGATTGACTGTATTTCATTTTGAATTTTTTACGACGAATGCAGTCAGGATTAGATGCTTCTTTATGCCAAATCTCGGAATCTTTTTTCATTTCATCCCGGTCTGGGTTTACCATTTTGGTTTCCCAGTTATAAAGTTTGACGCACTTGACTCGTGCTGCATCGACGATATGCAAAACGATTTCCTTGCTGGGCATATCGTCCCATCTGGTTTTCGTTTTCATATCACGGTGCTTGAGTCGCATTTCTTTCGTCTGAGGGTCAAAACGCGGCTCTGCGACAAATTCATAGTGGCCAAAAGTGCCATATAATCCCATGTACGGCACTTTGCATCCGTTGTACGTCATACCCTTTCGGTTGACACACTGGATGACTATTCCGTTTTTGTCCTTGTACATCAAAGACAGCCCCTTTCTTTCAGAATCTTAGTTCAAAGCCCCCGCGCCACGTCAAGGCGTTCTGAATTTGCGGGAGTGAGCGGGCATTTTCGGTTGCCATACCTATCTCCATACATGCAAGGCTACGCTCATAAACTTGCATGTAACCAGGGCCATTTATATATTTTGCACTTGCCTTTTCAGCCCTTTGGTAGTGCAGGACTTAGGTGGAATGCTATGGTTTGTCCCTGCGTATACCCGCATATAATGGTATTGTCCATTATTTCATAGCATTGTGCGGGCACAAGCAGTTTTACGTCATGCTCAGGACCCTAGTTATTATTTGGAGTTTCATCGCTGCGAGGCTCCTTTCAGCTTTTACAGAACGATTTCGTGCCCCAGAACCGCCGCACGAATGACACTTGCGCGAGTGATACCACCGACTCTCTTAACCTTAACAGCGGGCTTGTTCTCAGGACGAGAGTACATGATATACCCATCTCTTGCGTTTTCAACGAACTTGACAGGCAGACCAGCGCTCAACATCTTGAACACCGTGTCGTCGTCCAGCTGGGAGAGTTCTTCACCGCTCTCCATAGTGACATTGTACAGAGTGCGAGTGATGACCTCGACGTCTGCATTTGCAAAGTCGTGGGTCAGGTCGTAGGTCAATTCGTCGAGCTGATAGTAGCCATGCTCACGAACACGACCGAAGCCGAGAGACTCCCTTATGACATAGGGACAATCCATAGTAATAACCTCTTTTCTGAGTGTGCAAAATGCGCCACACTCTTGAGCGCTTGACTCCATTGCGGAGCTGGAAAGGGGCCGCTTTGAACGGTGCGACCCCGAAAGGGTATCCGATTATTGCGTATTACTGCTCAGCCTTGGCAAAGAACTTGCTCTTGCTTGCAAAGTCGTACTTGGAAGAACGTGCCTTGCCATCGAAAGAGAGGCCCTTGGAGATAGTGACAACAATCTCGTCAATCATGGCCTTGTCGCCGATACCCTTGACAGAACCCTGTTTGGCGCGATTTGCCGCAATCTTGAGATACTTGATATCGCAAGACAGAACATTGCAGTTGGCCGCCAGTTCTTCGGGAAGCATGGCGTTCCAAATGGCCTGGAGCTGGTCCTGGCGCTTGTTCTTGTTGACAGGCCCAATGAAGCAATCCAGGCCCATCTCCTTGAGAGTTTCTTCCACTTTGACACTACGAGTCATCTTTGCCGCATCGAGGTCTTTTGCGGTCTCCTCAGAAAGCATACCGTTGAACAGCATAATCAGCTTTTCGTAACGGCCATCGGCGCAGAGGGTTACAGCCTTGTTGGGCATAGGCTCTCCCTTGTCGTTAGTCTCAACAGCGTTCAGAGTCTGGTAATACTTTTCGAGGGTCTTGAACTTGATGAGCATTTTTGCATCCTGAGTAGACAGAGCATTGGTCTTCGGGTCAATGGTAATCTTGATGCCCATGTAGTAGGGATTAGGAGTGTAGGAACGCCACATTTCAGCGCGTTCCATGGCGCAGAACTCAGCGCACTTTGCATCGCAAGCGGCCTTGTTGTTGCTTTCGACAGCCTTGTTGAGCGTGGTAGTAACGTTCTGAGACTCCTCAGCGGTCAGAACCGTCTTCTGGTCGTTCAGAAACTTCACCAGCTCAGGGATGGTCAGCTCGCTCAGCTTGCCAGCCTTTGCGATTGCATCGTAGTCAGCATAAACTTTCAGCATAATAGTTACCTCATTTCTTTTTGTGTGTGACGAATACGGTTTTTTGCCGTTGGTGATAGTTACGTCCGCCCCGGTACTATCAATCGCCCGGCATTATGTAAATGGTTACAAATGTAACCAAGTCAGGTTAGTTTCTCCTCTAGGGTTCCAAACCCATCAAACAACTGTTATTCTCTGAGGCTTGTTAATTATCGCCATCTCCGACCTTGGCGTTTTCCATGCCCTACAACGGTAGCTCTGACCGCGTTGTAACAATTCCGGTTGTGTTGTCCTCGGAATTGCCTGTTATTCAGTTTTCAAGGTACACCGCCCCCCCGCACTTTCTCCCACGTTCTTGGGAATTATGCCAGTAGTGTTTGGCCATCGAGGTTTGGGCGCACTAATTGCTCAGATAGGAAACCCATGTTTTGGAATGGCAAGGCATAAACCTTGACCGGATACTCGGCGCGGTATAAACCGCCCACATGGGGAAGTCCAAACTTTGCAATTTTCAAGGTGCGACTACTCCCTGGGGAGTGGGTGCCGTTCCGGTGTTTCCCGCTCCCCTTGGAGTGTCTACAGTATAGCCCACCTATTTATTTTTGCAACAAGCGCACAAGCAGCAAAATCCACCGCCCACAAAAACGGAATGGGAAGTCGCCTATATATAAATAGGTATAAATTCCGTATTCAGGGACTAAAAAACAGGTTCGAATAGCACCTAATAACGGAAGGTACGATTCGCCGAAAACCAGCATGAATCCTAGAAAAAATGGACGTTGTCCAGGGGAAACGGGGGGCAGGTTAAAAATCAGAAGTCGGCCCACGCGAAGCCCGAAGGGCTTAGTTGTTCTATCTCCCCATCCTTCCAAAAACGCTCCGAGTCCCCTCTCTGCATCCTCACAGTTGCAACATTCGTACATTCCGTTTACACCCTCTACACCGATCGCTATACGCTCATAAATAGCCCTCTAAACACTCTCAAACGTCTCCAGAACCACCTATGAAGAGCGCCAGACAATCCGCCCAGATCGCCCCGTTATTCCCTTACAAAACGCTCCGGAGCCTTATCCGGTAAATATCGTTGATACGTACTATTTCTACGTCAATTTTATGATCTCTTTTGTCAAATTTCCTTATATTTCGTCATTCAAGCGCTCCAAAAACCTCTCAAAATGCCTTAATTTTGTTAATTTTTCGCTCAAAATGCTATATTTTTATCGTTTTTTATCAATTTTCGCTTATTTTTACAAACTATAACGCCAAAAACTTTTCTCCCGGCATTTCTTACAAAACTATTGCTATTATGACGCTGCGGGTGTATAATAAGGTATAAAAGAAAGCCCGCGTCTGCGAGCTTCAAATTTCAGGTTATTAAAGTAAGATATACACAGATAAGAAAAAACGGAGGCCACTTACATAATGAAATTCTATGATACCTCTGCCCTACTGGATCTCCCGCCTGACACATTGCTTGCGCAGCAGTTCCTAATTGCTGACATCACTCTCTATGAGCTGGAAGATATTAAAACCAGTGGCAAGAAGGATGAAGCCATCAAAGCTAAAGCTCGCACCGTCACTCGCCTGCTTGCCGAACATCCCACAGCGTATACAGTAGTATCTATTGACTATTCACAGCTGCTCTCGATCCTAGACGGTGTCCCAGTCAAAGACAACAACGACGGAACGATTATGGCTGCTGCCCGATGGTATCTGAATGAGCTGCAGAACAAACTGGACAACCTTCCAAAAGAGTTAGACGCCGACAGTGCCAATGAAGCCGCCAAACTTACCACGCTGATTGATTCTTTCTGTTTTGTTACCAGTGACCTAAGTTGCTTTAATCTTGCGCAGCGGGTTATGAAACTGCCCTGTGAACTATCTCTTGATTGCGGCGGAGCCCACAATGACTACACTGGCTGGACAAAGGTGCCAATGGATCAGGGTGGCGAGGAAGCATTAGCAATGGCCTATTCTAAGGATGCCGAGCAGAAGAACCTGTTTGACACTCCAACGAATGGCTATATCCTAATTCCAAATGCCGACGCCGATGAAAACATGGCTGGGCTTCGCTGGGATGGTTCACGCTATGTACCTATTAAGTATAAGAAAATCAGTAACCGCTTCACTGGCGACATCCGTCCCCGCAATGACCAACAGAGGCTCGCTTTTGATATGCTGCAGAACGACGATATCACCGTGAAGATGCTGGCTGGTACATTCGGCAGTGGCAAGACGATGCTCATGGTATCCTCTGCTATTGATATGATCGAGAAGCATAAGTTTGACAAGCTGATCTGGATTCGCAATAACATCGAAGTTAAAAACACTAAGGAACTCGGCGCACTTCCTGGTACTCTACTGGAAAAGCTAGGAGCAGCCTCATTCGCTGGACCTCTTGCTGATCATTTGGGTGGAGAAAGCGGCTTGGAGTATTGGATCAAGAACGGACAAGTGGAGGTAGCTCATCTCGGCTTCATCCGTGGGCGCGACTACAAGAACGCTATCTTGCTAGTATCAGAAGCAGAAAACTTGACAAAGGAACACATTCAGCTGTTGCTTGGCCGCGTAGGTGAAGGGTCTATGCTGTGGCTCGATGGTGATCTGAAGCAGACAGACGAGGCCGTATTTGAAAATAACAGTGGCATGCGCAAGGCAATCTCGGCTTTGACTGGAAATCCACACTTTGCTTACGTGTATATGCCAAAGACAGAACGCAGCGAGACCGCACAGCTGGCCGATCTGCTTGATTAAGAAGTGTCACGTATATGAGCCATGAAATCGATCCTTTCTCTATTGATTATATACGCGACCAGATTGATTGGATGATTCGCCCTCTGGTTCACCGTAATATGACAATGCGTGAGTGGATACAAGTTAATACTTTTACCTATCAAATCGTAGAAGAACTACTCCCCTCTTATCTTGATAACATGACTACAGTGAACCAGATGAGAAAAGAACTTAACAGTGTTGCTACACATCGATATTTGATCATACCATTTGATAAAGGACATCCGCATAGAACTAATGAACGAAACTAATTTGAATACATTCTGGGCGATTGATGAGTATTTGACTTATAAGATGTCACGATACTTTGACACCTATATTCTTCTACTTGGTTTAAAAGACGATTCTGGTTTCCTAATGAATTTTGTAGGCGGCAGAGGTGGAGTCGAAGGTCATTTATATAAAGAAAAAGGTCCAGCGGTATTTGCTTTTATTGACGACAATCACAAGATCCTACGTAATGATGACGCCAAATGGATTATTGATCTAGCTTTAAAACTATGTGAACAATTATTTGATTGAAAATAAAACACTGCGCATGCAGTAGGAGAATGAATATGACTGACGAATCGAAAATTATAGATGATATTAAAATGATGGGACACACCTTTCAGGTCGTTGAAGAAAAAAACGAACTCGAAATTTATATTGATGGAGAACATATTGATCGTTTTCATATGTTGGCTCTTGCTCTTAAAGTCAAAAACGAAAATTCAGCGTGGCTTATTTTAAAAAATGCGAGTATTCTTTATCATCATCGAGGCGACGTAGTTTTCAATGAATTATATGAAGCTACTATTGAAAAAATCGCAAGAGGTTTTAATTTCAAAAAAGAATTTTATTATCAAGATTTATTTAAAGAGAAGGCGGAACAGCTTGGATATGGAAAGATTGTCGATCACAAAGACAATCCTAAGCACAGGCCAGATGCGTGGATAAACCGTAACGATGAGCTGATTCCTGTTGAATGTAAGTTATATAGTTTTGACGCAAAAGCCTTAAAGCAACTCACTCGTTATATGACATTTTATCACGCTAGTCATGGCATTGCAGTTGCAAGAGAGCTTACTGTGCCACTTCCTGAAAATATCGAATTTGTTCCGTTCTCTGATTTTACGGACGACTGATAGGATGGTGTACAGCACATGGAAAAATTTATTACCCCACGCGGCGGTGGCCGCACCTATCAAATATGTAAATACGCGATTGAAAATGACTGTGACATTATTGTGCCAACGATAAATCAATTTAATCACATTGTCGATACGATACAAAAAATATGTTCTGCTTCTGATGGCGAATGGATCTATTGTAGTTTTGATAAGCCCACGGCTACAGTTGACGTTGCAGTGTGGAATGGTCGGCAGCAAATAAAAATCTATGATGCTAGAATTTTTACTGCTGCATATTTTGAGCACAGTACAAAACCAGTTGTGATCGATGATATAGATGAATGCATGAAACACGTTGTTGGCAATCGCACGATTGCTGCCTGTTCTATTGGTACATATGACCCTACAGATGTAGCTTTCAAGCCAACGTCACAAAATAATACTGAGTACGTTTGTGCCAGTTTATTGTAAGGGAGGCGTAGGCAACATTGGACCCAAAAATAAATCAACTTCTTAGGTTAGACTTGAATCATAGTGCCACGATTTCTCACAGTGATGATTTTAATATTGATTTTCAGGCGATGCCACTATCGTTTTGCCAGATAAAGACACTGTATTAAAAACATCATACGAAGATATAACATGGATTGATTTATCAGGCACATCGCACACTCATCGAGCCAGGATAGAATATCACCCACATTACAAGATGGCCTTTTATGATCCTGAAGATGGGCTGAAGGATGAGTGTTACTGCGAGTCACTTCTGTGAGGTGTAACACAATGGATCAGATAATAAGATTTGAAAACGGATCATGTATAACGTCTGTACGTTATGATGAAGAAACAAACGACAGTGTCTTTGATTTTAATGGATGGAAAAGTCCGCCAGCTATTAGCACCGGAATCTACAACGAAGCGCATCGTAATATTGATTTGTTCTTAAGGGAATACGAGGAAATACAAGAGATGAGAGTTTTATTTGTAAGACCTGAAATATACGATGTTGTTTGCAATTGGTATGATGGTCTATCTGACACACTGAAGCATCGCAAGGTTACTGCGATCTGCAAATCTATTGCTCAATTCTGCAACCAATTTAATAAAGATAAATTTGGAGTACAGTATACAACATTCTATTTTGATCAAATGTTTTCTGCAGAAACAATAACTGAATATTTCAAAGAGCTTGTAATAGTGTATGGTGAAGAAGATGCACGATACATTTCAGAGGCTATGAAAATGCGAACGATCGGTATTGGCCAGTTGATGTACCGAAATAACTTTGATTGTTTTAAGAATACATGTATTGATCCAAATTGCCTTGACAAAATAATTCAAGAAGCATTATTAGACAGAACTGAATGTTATTGTGAGAGTTTGCTATGAAAAATACTATCAACAAATATGATCACGACGAAGCCTTTCAACGAGCTGCGTTACGATTACATGTTGAGATTGAAAAAGAATCAAATATAGAATTCGATAGTTTTCAATTCGAAGCAGATAAAACAATACGGCAGCATAGAGAACAAAGTGCAGGATTCATAAAACCGTCAACGTCAATAAAGCTAATCTTAAAATACAACGGGGTTGAGCGGGAAATCACTGGATCTCTAGCTGAAAAAATATACGACAGATATATTGATCTGGTAAACGAAGAATTAAATCCAAACGTTTGTATTTGTGAAAGTCTATTATGATAGGAGGTAAAAATGTCCTTAACCGGTTACGATATCGATCCTGGATTTTATAATTACACCCCAGATCAAACATGGTCCGCTGCAAATAGTTCATTTGATATTATAGCAACAAAACCAGAACTTGCAGCTCTTGAACAAAAAATAGAAGAATTACAGAAGAAGATAGATAAATTGACAGGACCTTGCTATTGCGAGTCTTTGTTATAAGGAGGTTTTATATGAACGATGATTCAAAATATCCCGTAACACTTGGTGAGATTATTGAGTTTATGAGTAAAGCTTATGAGATCGCAAATAATTATCCTGTGACTGTTGAAGAGCTTATTTACGCTATGCAGGTATACGCAGAATGGCAAGAGAACGTATGTGACGCCGATCTTGAGGAAACGTTATGGATGGATGATGGAACTCCCATGACGCCAGCTCTTACCAGATATTTATACCATCAGATGTATGGCTTGAGTGATATCTACGAAAATGACGAGGAGGACGGCGACGATGAGTGATCGCAATCGTGACAAAATTTCAAAAAGTACATATATGCGTAAGGCCCGTAAGCAACGTATGATCGAAAACCAATTTATGCAAGAAATCGAGAAGGCGCAAGAAAGCGATGAGAGACAGCGACAGTCTGAACGGCGCAAGCCACGGAAGTATGATCGTTGGGGCGACGAAGATTAAGGAGGCAAAGCATTATGGACAAGGAACCAAAAAGAGATGAAGTGCCGCAGGATGACATCGCTGAGATCCGTATTCATTCTATACCGCTGATGGTGCTTGTTGCTGGTGCTTTAGGAACAGTTGATTTTGTTGATTGGATATTTACAATGGCAGAAATGCTTGTGATATTCGTACTTACATATCAAATTCTGGGGCGCGTACTATTCACAGCATTGGTAATCACTCCGATCTTGGTTGTTTTTATTAGTAGATGCTTAGAAAGTTACGACGAGATCATGTATGGAGATGACGATGATATTGATGGCGGAGACGATGACGATCCGCACTTTGGGGACCATTTTAATAATCTGATGAAGTAAAAGGAGTACACACAGTAAGATGTTTTCACCTCCACTATATTCTGTTTTGAAATTCACCCTAAGCTATATTGTTACCCATGGATACAACTTCAAGTTAAGTAAGGAAGAATTGGAACAGCATATGGTGCTGCAAGGTGACGACATGCTGTTCCGACAGATCCGTTTGATTTCGGACGATTACGGTAAATATCAGCGATTTATTATTTTCGTTGACGCGACGGGTGGCCAAAACAATCCTATTGCTATTGATCATTTGGTTGAACATGGTTTCAAATTTAATGGACAACAATATTTATTCTGTGAACGTAGTGCCAGTATGGTCCGTCAAAGCATGCTCAGTTTTGTGGAACGGCATATTTATCCAGAGTTGGACCGGCGTGTTAGCATGGAACTTGATTTTTCTAAGACGCCAACTGTCTTGAGTAAATATTATGCTTATCGTGGTCTGATGCTAAGTAGTTGCCATTGCCTTGAAAACTGGTATCCAAAAATGATTGTTGTCCCTGACTACATGACGACAATAAAGAATCAGTGGATCGAATATCTGATTGATAAAACTGTTACTTTTAAAGATCGCAAAACCGGCAAGGAGCGTACTTGGACGCAAAAAGACATTGCCACAAAGACTGTCGATATTGATATTAATGCATTCGACGGCGCAGGTATTTGTCACCCAAGTATTATGCGTGAATTTGAAAGACGAATTGGAACTTCAGAGCGAATGAATAGTTTAATTCTACGGGCTCCATACATTAAAGGCTGTCTTCATGAAATTGACTATGAACGTTTCTTTGAAGAAAATGGAGTAACTAAAATCAAAGATATCTGGGGTATAGAATATGATGTGACCCCTGGCAGCGAACCGATGATTATTATCACCGCGTCAATGTATAAGGGCTTGAAGTATTTCAAAAAAACTGGTACATATTCTGACTGGGAACGATATTGGGAACTTTTCAAAAAATATGATAATTGTATTGGTGTTGCAAAGTGGAATTTCACATTAGAACAGGAGCCTCTTTCAACTCGCAGCAATTATCAGGTTATTCAAGATCTGCAGCTTGATAATGATTCTTTTAAGCACCTCGCAGACGACAGCATTACCTGGTACGAGAATATTGTTAAAGGCGATCCAATTTACACCTATTGCTTCTTAGGCTTGCTTGCTGAAAACAACGACCCAATGAATCACTATATGGCTGCTGCTCTGCGCAACCCTGAAATGGTAAAAGAGCCGTCGATTAAGGATTATATCCATTCCCTGCTCGATAAATACCGTAATGAGATGAAGTGCGGCCGACTTTGGATGAATGCGACTTTCAAATTCTGGGCACCAGACATTATCGCACTGTTGCAGCATATTGGCGGTCTTCCTGTAACTGGGTGCCTTGAAGACGGTGAATTCTACAGTTTTGATCGTCGTGGTGTAATGAGTGGAGACCGGTTGATCGAACGCAATCCGCATATTTCAGTCGCTGAACATGTGAAGGCAAAGGCTGTAGACAACGAATACACTCGCAAGTATTGCAGTCACCTTCAAAACGTTGCGATGGTAAATATAAAATCCATCGTGGCTTCCAGGCTTAACGGTAGTGATTTTGACGGCGACTTGGTTTTAATTATCGATAATCCATTGATGATGAGTGGTGTACCTGACAACCTAGCAATTACGCTCGATACAGAAGATAAGATCACGGCGCTTGCAGAATGTGACACCGTAAAAAACAAAGTCGCTTGTACCATTCGTGGCTTGAAGAGTTCAATTGGCGAGATCTCCAACTATGCAACTGCTTATCACAACAAGGTTCCGACGATGGAGAAGACGAAGAAGCTTTATCATGATAATATTTCGCTGCTGAGTATTTGTAACGGAAAGGCTATTGATTATGCCAAGACAGGAGTATTGTATCCGGTTCCACGCAACGTAGCTGCTTACGGCCGTCCACTTCCCTATTTCATGAAGTATGCCGGTCCCTATTATGCACGGCTTCACAATTTAAGCAAAGCGCACAGCAACATGAATCTACTTTGTATGAGCTTGGAACGTTGGGAACGTGGAGTTCGTTGGCGTAAAGAATCGGCTGGCAGCTTTGATTGGCGCATAATGTTTGACGACGCCGTAGGCTATGATCAGGCTGTATTTGATGAGATTGAGGGTATCTTCTTAGATTTTAACAAATACCGTAAACAGCAACTTGAATTTGAAAAGAAATGTCGCAATTGGCAGCTCTATAAGAACGACCTTAAGGATAAAATCACGAAGGAAGAAGCTAAAACCTATGAGACAAATTGGCAGGCAATCTACAACGTGTACCGTAACAAGTGCAAGCTGATCTGCCCTGATGTACGTGAACTTGCCAATATTTTAGTTGTGCTTTGTTATGAGAAATATCCTAATAAGTTTAAAAAGTTCTTGTGGCATATGGCAGGTGCTGGCGTGGTTGAAAATATCAAACCAGTTCCCGTGCAGTTGCCAGTTCACGACCCAAACGGCGAGTATGAATATCTTGGTCAACGATATAGTTTAGCTGAACCGAGAATCTATGAAGCAAGAGTAAAGTAACAAAGGAGTTTATCATGTTTAATCTATTCAAAAAGAAGAAACCAAAACAGGAGGAAGCTCCGCAGCAGATGGAATGCCCAAAGTGTGGTGGGACCATGACGTTGACAAATGGATTAACATATACATTCCACTGCCGGGGACAGGAACTCGAAGTCTCAAATGTCACCGCCATGAAATGTGCGAATTGCGGCGAGATGATGTTTAGCTGGGACGAAGCTCAACGTATTCAAAAATTCGCTCATAAATCTGTGGGCTGGGAGGATATATAAAAATGAATATGGCCGCGTTAATTGCATATTGGAGAGCTAGACCATTTTCGTTTATAGAAAAGTATTTCCATCTTCGTCTATATTGGTATCAAAAATTATATTTACGCATGATCTATAATAGGAGGTTAAATGGCATATACGACATTTTATTGCAATGAAAATATGCTACTTGAGCACTGGCAGGACTATCATGAATCAAACTTAATGCTGCGGAATTTATTAAAGCGGACAACTCTCTCCCCTATTGAATGTGCCACGATTTATTATGAACGAATGCGCAACCCAGAGTCTGTCAGTTATGATCGCAGTCACTTGATTCAGATGTTCAGTCGTGGCCGTAAAAACAACGCGCCAATACTTGACGTACATCAAGTAGTTCTTTATCAAAAAGATCTGGATTATATCACCGAGGCGCGACGTCGATATCATATCAATTGGGCACAGCTTAGAGTTTTATTTGGAATCATCTTCTTTTGCCGACTATATGGAACCAACATGGTAGCCTTAGATACAGAATTCAAAATGAAGCGATTCGGTGGATGTTTTGAGGAACAAACAGAAATCACATATTGCAGTGGGCCAAACTGGGACGATGGGTATAACACTGTTCGAGGGATGCGGGAATTATCAGACGTATATCTCCTATTAAATAGGACAAGCACAGACGATATTGGTTGTTTATATACATATCCAAATTATTCACTTGATAAAAATGACGTTATTGCGTACACGTTTAATGTGACGCTTGAAAATAATCGACTGAATCTTAGTCCTGTGGTACGAGAATTATTTAATTCGAAAGAATGTTACTGTACGGTGTGCGGTACACAATATATATCGCAAAAGCCAAATGCTAGTTTGTACTGTAAAGACTGTGCGATTAAAAAAGAGAAGGCAAGGTTGGCTAAAATCAGAAAAAAGTAACGTGATGCACGAAATGAACTTTGTTTTCTTAATATATGAAAGGGTATAACTCTTTCCATTTAAATTAAAAAGGAGTATTTATATTTATGATTGAAATTACTAAGAATGAAGCCACTTATCTGCGCAAGGTTATTCCTAATGTTCATATTACTCGAACAACTCATAAGTGGTATGCCGAAGAAATCAAATCTGTTCTCACTCAGTTGCCTGGCAATGTTGAAGCTGAAGAAGCACTGCGTGAGCTGAATCGAACTCAGCGAACCATTTCGAACTTCGAGATTTAACGAGGTGTCGAATGGACGAATTCAAAAAGAGAGACGATGAATCACTTGATGAATACGGGCTACGTATTGGAACTGCCTGTGATGAGCGACGGCTAACATGGGAGAAGGCCGCAGAGTATCTAAATGACGCCACCGGCTATGAAAACGGTGAGTGTACATATCGTAAGAAATACAGATCGTGGCGAGCAGGCTATGATTATGCCTTGCAACATGTACATCAAGATCAGTTGTCGGCTGAAGTCAAACGAATCAAGGTGGAACAAGTAAAAGCACGAGACGAACGAGCTGCAGCTAATAAAATCTATCGGGATGTTGCTCGTGCTGAGTCTATTCGAGATTTGATTGCCAAGACTGTAGTTCCGTATGATAAGAACGATTTCTTGAATGTCGTACAGTACGAGCATAGTAATCACGACGTGATCGTGTGTTTGTCCGATTTACATACTGGTGCCGGTATTGATTCTGCATGGAATAAATTCGACAAAGAGATTTTGAAGGCACGGCTAGAAAGTTATGTGGCTCAAATTTTTAACATCATAGCGCGTCATGCAGCTGAGAAGATCCACGTACTGTTACTGGGCGATTTAATTAACGGGCACATCCATGTAAATACCCGCGTACAAAACAACGAAAACAGTATCGAACAGGTTATGACAGCTGCAGAACTTGTGAGTAATTTTGTAGCCGAGCTATATGAAGTGTGCAGGAATATTGACGTGTACGCAGTAAGTGGCAATCATTCACGGGTCTTCCCTAACAAGGAGGAGCAGGTCGCTGGTGACGAGCTAGAGGCACTGATCCCGTTCTACATGAAAGCACGGCTGCAGAATCTGGCTGGTATTGATGTTAAAACAGAAAAGCTTGATCCGACTTTTGGCGGTTTTAAAGCCAGGAATAGCCTTGTGATGTATGCACATGGAGATAAGGACTCCCCTGCTAACGTCGTTGAGCATCTAACCATGATGGTAAAACAGCCTATCGACATGGTATTTTTGGGTCATCGGCATACGAATGGGTTAACCACAGTGCATGGCACAAAGGTCGTTGAGAGTGGCTGCGTGTGCGGCACTGATAGTTATGCCGTTGGTGTCCGTAAGAATGATGTTCCGCAGCAGGTTGTGGCCGTAATTGATGATGACGGTTTGACGTGTCTGTATGACGTAAAGCTGGAAAAACCAGCAAAGATAGTAATTTAATAGATTTTTAGACGCTCTGGGCTATATGCCTGGGGCGTTTTTATATGTCGCAGGTGACAGCGCCGGTGTGCTGACCAGCCTCATAAGCTGAGACAGATGCGTTCGACTCGCATACCTGTACCCATGAAATCAAATTGAAGAGGAGGGTTCTGAATTTAAAAAATGGAAGAAAAATTTATAAAAGATTTGGGAGGCGATTACTTCTACTGCTATTCCTATCGCATGGCTTTATTTATTCGAGCTATGGGATATCGATATGAAGAAATTGGTGAACACCCATCTACGGGTTCTATATATACACAATTCCGCAAAACACAAAAACTTAATGAAATCTTGAAACTGTGGGATAAATTGAAGTATCGCTTTGACAACATGTTAGACGATGGAACGGTGGTGAAGAACTATGGCCAGAACTGCCGTTGAAAAAAAACAACCGCGCATTAAAGTTCCGCCCTCTTGGAGTGGTGGCAAATGTATGTGTTGCGGAAAAATCTATGACGTGCGCAAAGGTAATTTCTCAAAAACGAAGAGTCAATGGTATATGGGTAATGACGGATACCTCCCGTGGTGCAATGAGTGCCGTGAGAAGATGTTTGAGTTTTATGTTAAGAAGTATAACGATGAAGATGAAGCGATTGACCGTCTGGCTATGATGTTCGACACCTATGTAAATGATAAATTGCTTGACGCCTCAGAACATTCTGTGGCATCTGCTTTAAAAATCAACACCTATATGGGACGTCTTAATATACGTCAGTATGCAGATAAATCTTATGACGATGTAATCGAACAGAAGAAAAAAGACGCACTTGCTGCCGGAGATACGAAGGGAACAAAGGTCACTCTGAAGATGAGAAAATTCTGGGGTACTGGTCTGGATGAACAAGATTATTTGTTCCTTGATGATCACTACCAGAACCTTATTACACGTCACGAATGTAAAACGGCTGCACAGGAGATTTTGTTTAAGCGTATCGCAAAAGCAGAACTTAACTGTGAAAAGGCTGATGCAACTAGCGACACAAAGAAAATAAAAGAGGCAAATGACAACCTTCAGAATCTAATGGGTTCCGCTCAAATCAAGCCGAACCAGACGAACGATAACGCATTGGCTGAAACCAATACGTTTGGAACACTGATTCAAAAATGGGAAGAGGAAGAGCCCATCCCAGAACCGTCACCTGAATGGCAGGATGTCGATAATATTGGAAAATATTTTAGAGTATGGGTGCTTGGTACGTTGCTGAAGATGTTCCATTTAAAAAATCCATATCAAGATGAATACGACGAAGAAATGGAGAAATGGACCGCTCATAAACCAGAATCTATGGAAGATGATTCGGCGGACACAAGCCTTCGTGAGACGATCTTCGGAGTTGGTGAAGGTGGTGGTTCACCTTGAGCAGAGAAAAATTAACAGATAAAGAAGTAGCAAATACTAAATCAGAAAAGATAATGAACGCAGTAGCTTTAATGGCATCTTTCTATAGAGCGAATCCTCAAAGATTTGCGAAAGATTATCTGAATTTAAATCTTAAATTATTCCAACAAATTTTGTTGTATTTAATGGTTCGAAGTACGGGTTTCTGCTTCATTGCCGCTCGCGGTCAAATCTATAGGCCGCCATTCTATTTGAATGAAAAAATCGGGCAATATCGGTGAAGGCTTAACTGCTAATACCGAGATAAGCGAGAAGATTGCGCAAGGCTTCCCGCCATCGTAGAGCGTAGTGGGTGAATAAATATAATCCCGCCAAGAGTGTCCGACGCGAAAATGTACGCCAATCTGGGACTGAATTGACAGCCCGATGTAAATGAGAGAAATCTCCAGAGCAGTAGATAAAAAACTACTGGTTAACAACCAATGCTAGGTAAATCTTTTCTGACCGCAGTTTTCATTGTTATCAAATGTATTTTATGGCCGGGCACGAAGTGCGTAATTGCTTGTAAAGTACGAACCCAGTCTATAAATATTTTGGATGAAAAAATAATGAAGGAGCTTGTACCATTGAGCCCTTTATTAAGATCTGAAATAGCAAAAGTAGATATAAATAACCAAAAAGCTGAAATCATATTTAAAAATACCAGTTATGTTAAAGTTGTAACCGCAACAGACAATGCGCGTGGTGCGCGTGCGAATCTTGTGCTGGTTGATGAATACAGACAGATGGATGAAGACATCATTAATATGGTTCTTAAAAAGTTCCTTAATCTTGTTCGTCATCCTGGATTTTTAAATAAACCGCAATACAAGCATATGGCCGAACGAAATCAAGAGTTTTATCTTAGTTCCGCGTGGTTTCAGAATCATTGGAGCTACGAAAAGTGCAAGGATTATTTTGTAAATATGATTGATCAGAATAAAAAATATTTCTGTTGTGCTTTTGATTATCGAATGAGCATCAAAGAAGGGCTCCTGCTAAAAGAGGCTGTTGAGGACGAAATGAGCGAATCAGGTTTCTCAGATTTGAAGTTCGCAATGGAGATGCTTGTCGAGTGGCTTGGAGCTACCGAAGGTGGACTATTCCAGTTCGATGATATCAATAAAACTCGCGTTATTGAAAAAGCATACTACGCTCCAAATATCGTACTCTCCTCCGCTGCGGCAGAGATTCCGAAAAAGAAAAATGGAGAAGTCCGCATTCTAACCGCCGATATCGCACTGATGAGTTCCAAGAAAAATGACAACGACGCGACCAGTATCTTCCTTAATTGTATGATACCAAATAAATCAGGTCGTTATACCAGTAATTTCGTTTACTCTGAGAATGTTGAAGGTATGAGCGTGCAAGATCAAGCATTAAAATTGCGTCGCTATTTTGATTATTTCAATTGTGATTACCTTGGGATTGATGCTCGTTCCGTTGGTATCCCGTTGATTGATTTATTGATGCGTGATATTTATGACCCCGAAACTGGTGAAACGTATTCTGCGATCAGTTGTTGTAATAATGCCGAAATTGCGGATCGATGCTCTGATAAAACAGCCAAGAAAGTTATTTGGGCCATCATGGGCAGCTCTCAGTTCAACAGTGATGTAGCTATAGGTCTGCGCAGTGGTTTCCAACAGGGGCGAATCCACCTTTTACAAAGCGAGTATAGCTGCGAAGATCAGCTCCGAAAGCTCTACAAAGGCTACGATAAAATGTCACCAAGTGAACGAGCCGCTCTGCAAATGCCGTATATCAATACTGGTCTTGCAGTGAACGAACTTGTCAATCTTGGATATGAGACAGTAAACAATGTAATCAAGGTCAAGGAAAAATCAGGATGTCGTAAAGACCGTTACTCTTCCCTGTCCTATAACTATTATATCGCGCAACAGGTTGAACGTGGTTTGGAGAAGCGGCACAATAAACCAAAGCTCCTTGATTTTAACTTCCGTGCGCCGGTATTAAAGAAGGGAGGTCTGTAATGGCTGACAAAAAAGATCAGAAGGTGGCAGTCACAAATCCTAAAAACGGCCATACTTCTTATATTACATATTCTGATTTGCTAAAAGGTGTTTATGCCAATCTATCTAAAATTGGCATTCGTAATCTTGAGTCAACATCAGAGACAAATCCGACATATACAAAATATACGAAGGACCAGATTATCACGTATCTTGGCAACCCTGCCAGCTACGAAAAGCAACTTCGAAATATGAGCAAATACTTGTTTAATATCTCGAACTACTATCGTCGGCTGATTCAATATTTCGCGAATATGTCTACGTTTTCTTATACGATTGTCCCATATGGCTTAGACCGATCCAAGACGATCAACAATAATAAATTTAAGAAGGCGTATTACTCTAGTGTAGCTGCTGTTGAACTGATGAATTTACCGCACGAAGCTACAAAAATGTTTACGGTTGCGTTCCGTGACGACGTTTACTATGGCTACGAGTGGGAGACAAAAGACAGCGTTGCATTCCAAAATCTTGATGCTGACTATTGTAAAATCAGCAGCATTGAGGATGGCGTATATAATTTTGCATTCAATTTTTCATACTTTGACTCGAATGCAGATAAACTGCCGAATTATCCGCCTGAATTCCAGACGATGTATAACACATATAAGACAAATACACAGTTGTATAAATGGCAAGAATTGGACAGCACGAAATCGATTTGCATTAAAGTGAACGAGCATGATTATATTCCTATTCCTCCGTTTGTGAGTCTATTTAGTGCTTTGGCAGACATCGAAGACTATCGTGCGATTAGCAAGAATGCCAGTGAGACGAATAATTATAAAGCTTTAGCTATGGAGATTCCGCTCAACGAAGATGATGGCTCTTTCTTAATTGACTACGAAACCGCAAAAGAATTCTACGATATGATGAGCAACGTATTGCCACCGAATATTGGTGCGATTTTGACCCCAATGAAACTCACTGATTGGAATTTCGATCGCAGCGGCGTCAACAGTGATACAGACGAGGTCGCAAATGCAGAAGCATCATTCTTTACTAAAGCAGGTGTAAATAAAATTCTGTTTGGCGGCGGCGAAGATCCGTCTGCTTCTACGCTAAATTTGTGTACTGTAAACGACCAAGAAATCGTGTTTGCTGTTATGCGACAACTAGAGAGATGGGTTAATAGAAAACTGAAGAGCGTGTCTAGTTCTTATAAGTTCCGCATCAACTTCTTACCTGTAACACATTTTAATATTGCCGAGATGCACGAACGATATTTGAAAGATGCAACCTACGGAATACCAACCAGAACTGCCGCACTGGCGACCGCTGGTTATGCTGGTACGGATTATGAGAATATGACCTATTTAGAGAATGAGATTCTGGGTCTTGGCAACACCGAAAAGCCTCTTACCAGTTCAAATACTCAATCCGGTGCAGTAGCAGGAGACGAAGGTGGACGTCCAACAAATGCAAGCAAGGGCGAAGGTTTGTCCGATTCTGGCAATGTAACTGCCGATAGACAGGAGGAGTGAAATGCAACAAGAAATATTTGAAATTATTGTGCATGGTTCTCACGCCGCCGGGATGGCCAACTTTTTAGTGGAACACGGGGCTCTCTTGTTGAGAAAGGACCCACCAAACAATTATGTATTTATCAATGATACCATATTTGAAAATGCTCTGGCTGAGTTGCAGATTGCGATTCGCCAGGGTTTTTATTTTGCTGACAAGGAGGTGAAATCAGATTGAATCAACGATATCCAATTTCTTTTACAAAGAAGAACGAATATGAAACTTCTGATTTTCGCTTCATTGATGTCTATATTGATGTGATGCACACAGGTGCGAATAAAAATCGAACAAGTTTTACCAAAGACACCATTAACAAAGCGATTTCCTCTATCGCTAATATGCCAATTTTAGGTTACGTTATCGATGAATTGGATGACGAAGAAAAAGATTTCAAGGGGCATGAGCACGAGCTGCGCGTTACAGATAACGATGTCAAATATATGTACGCAGGTCAAGCTTATGGTGTGATTCCTGAGTCTTGCAATCCGCGCTGGATTATCAAAGACGACGGTACCGGCACTGAGCGTGAATATCTGCGCGTCGATGGTTTGATTTGGACAAAGTTTGGTGATCCGGTGGATATTTTCACTCGCGATGTAACAAAGAACCACAGCGTCGAACTGACAGACATGGTATGTGGCCCCAAAGATAGAGACGGAAACACACCTGTTTCTTCTTTTAAGTTTGATGGTTTCTGTATTCTGTCTACCACTGACCCGAAGATTCAGCCTGCTATGACCGGCAGCTGTATTACGGCGCAGTTCTCTGTTGACGATATCACATCACAAATTCGAGAGCGGCTCTATGAGTATCAAGCTCTTCAGCAGAACTATTCTGCACAAAATGAAAATCCATCCGATGAGGAGAAAGGAGATATAAAGCCAATGAATGAAAACGAGAAGAATACGACTGTGGCTGAAAATACCGTGGTCGATAATCCCGAAACCGTGACTCCTCCGGCAGAAAATGCAGTACAGGAGCTCGATGTCCAGACCACCGAGAATACTACTTCGGCAGAGGGCGAAGGTGAGACTCCTGCGGCTGAAAATACCGTGACAAATGAGAATGAGGGCGAACCTGCTCCGACTGAAAATACAGCACCGGCAACCGAAGGCGAACCCGCCGGAGCACAGGAATTTACTCTGACCATTATGCAGTTGACCGATGAGGTCAGCTCTATTTTGGCTGAACAGAAGACACCGTCCAAGTGGGACCCCGAATATATGGTTCCCCGCTATTGGATGAACGATATTCAGGATAACGAAGTTATCGTTATGGATTATTCCACCTATAAGCTGATGGGTATTCCTTACTCTATGAACGGTGACAATGTTGTTCTGGATTTCGAAAACGCCAAGCGCAAGAAGGTATCTTATGCGGATTGGGACGAGGGTGAAGTGATGCCTGGCACTATTGCTGCCTTTACTACTCTGACTGACAAGATCGTTGAGCTGTCTGATAGTTTTACTAAAGCAGCCAATGAAGTTAGTGAAATCAAACCCAAGCTAGAAGCATATCAGCAGGCTGAAGCTGAGGCAATCGCTGCGGCAGATAAAGCTAAGCGTGATGAGCTGTTCTCTATTATGGATGAAAAGCTGGGCGCTAATGAGGAATATACCGCACTGAAGGAGAATAAGGAGATTTCTTATGCTGACCTGGAAACTAAGTGCTATGCACTGGTCGGTCGTCGGTCCGCAGAATTTTCTTATGTTCCCAATACAAACAACAAAGGAACTGTCCGCTTTGGCGTGGGTGGCACCCAGAACGGTTCAGATAATGCCGTGTATGGTGGTCTGATGGAGCACTATCTCGGTAAGTAATAATTCAAAAATTTAGGAGGTACATAATTATGGCAAATACTAAGCATGCTGTTGTGCGCACTGATAATCTGGGTGGCACCAAGAATGGTGAGCAGCTGGCAAGTGTGATTTTCTATTCTAGCGACGCTACCGCCGAGATCGACAATGGCAACATCGTCGTTCTGGGTGAGAAAGCGGGTCGTGAGGCTTATAAGGCTACCGCTCCCACTGCGACCACTGTCAAGGAAGACCTGTATGTTATTGCAGAAGAGGAACTGTTCTATGATCAGACCGTCGCTCACTATCTGAAGGAGTGGGTTAATCCGGCTGGCAAGATTATTCGTGCCTATTCACTGGATTCCAAGGGCGGTTATTCTGTGACTGCCGAAGCATTCGATGGCACTCCCGCTATTGGTAAGTATGTTGGCTTTGTGGCTGATTCTACCAAGGCGAAGGTTCAGGACACCGCTGACGCTTCTACCTTCGGCACTATTACCGACAAGGATATCACCGGTTTTGGCGAGGGCAAGTACGAGTATTTCTACATCACCCTGAAGTGATCCCGAAGTATATGAAATTAACATGAAGCCGTCCGTTTATCGGGCGGCCTTATTTTGTTTAGGAGGTTTATATTATGGCTATTGATTCTAATCTGATCAAGCTGGCTGTCGATGGCTACAAGGGTCACGTTGCTGGTGAGTATTCTGTTGGCGACACTCAGGAAGCTCTGCGTAAGGCTCTGGTCGAGGCCAATAATGGCAGCACCAAGCTGAATTGGAAGGATGTTCGTGATGGCAAGTGCAATGGCGTCTTTGCAATCGTTGAGGAACTGGTGAATGTTATCCATGAGGAAGGTCTGAAGGGCGACGAGTTCTTCATGAACATGGTTGAGGACCGTAACACTTCTCTGGGTGATAGCCCCCTGTTCCACATTGAGAAGGAGTGCCTGTTTGCTGTTGCTGATATCGCTGAGGGTACCCAGGGCATTCGTCGTCAGCGTCTGGAAGGCGGCATGGATATCGCTGTCAGCACCAAACTGCGTGCCGTCAAGATTTATGAGGAACTGAACCGCGTCCTGGCTGGTCGAATTGATTTTAACAAGTTTGTTGATACAGTCGGTAAGTCTTTCACTAAGCTGGAGCTGGATGAAGCATACGCAGAGTTCACTGGTATGTTCAGCAAGCTGCAGGCCCCCTATATTGTCACTGGTTCTTTTGATGAGGACAAGATGCTGGACCTGATCGAGTACGTTGAGGCTTCTACCGGCGAGACTGCTGTGATCATCGGCACCCAGAAGGCTTTGCGCCAGATCAAGACTGCCGAAGTCTCTGATTCTGCTCGTGAAGATCTGTACAATATGGGTTACTATGGCAAGTTCGCTGGTACTCAGCTGATCCGTGTTAAGCAGCGTCTGGCTACTGGCACTGACAATTTCATTCTGGATGACAAGACTCTGTATGTGTTTGCTGGCGATACCAAGCCCATTAAGCGCATTACCGAGGGCGATGTTACCATGCTGATGGGCAACCCCATGGATAATGCTGATATGAGCCAGGAGTTCTTGATGATCAAGCGTAGCGGCCTGGCCGTTATTTTTGATCGTGACTTCGGCGCTTACAAGCTGTCCTAACTGATAAATTAAATCGAACAATAGCGGCGGAGCAATATATTCCGTCGCTTTCTTATTAAATAGGAGGACCAAATGGCAAGACGTGCTACTACAAGAACCACTGCATCAAAAGCAGCCATTGAAAATACGACTGTCTCCCCTGCTGTGGAAATTACAAACGATACGATGGTCGAATGCAGAAATGGTACTGCCGGCACATTGATCTACAAGTCTCTGTTGAATCCAGGCTATACCGTTGAGTGGGACCAGTTTGGTGATATTCAGGAACTGGAATACCGTGAGCTCGTTTCAATGCGCGGCAATCAGCGACGGTTCTTTGAGGAGAATTGGATTCTGATTGATGATCCAGCAGTTATTAAAAAACTGGGCGTAGAACGATATTACAGAAACAGCCTGACAACTGACGATTTTGAGGACGTGTTCACAATGCCAGCTGAAGAGATCAAGAAGGTTGTTCCGACTCTGCCAGGTGGAACAAAAGACGCCATTACTTCTGAAGCGAAGAAGCGAATCGAAAATGGCAAGTTGGACAGCCGCAGCGCTATCAAGGCACTGGAAGACTCTCTGTCTGTTGACTTAGAGAATTCGATCTAAATAAAGGAGGCGGGCTATGGCAACCACTTTTGAAAGTATCTATGCCCGCTGTCGTGGGCGAATCAAAGATTATGACAAAGAGGGTTACACAGATGAAATGTTTGCAGCTGTAGAAAAAGATTTACTTCAATCGGCAATTGATGACTTCGATGACATCTGTATTAAAGATTTGACTGACTACGACGAGGAACTTGAGGAGTTTAACATTACTCTTTCTCGCAAGGAGCAGAGTATTCTCGCCCTAAGTATGATCGTACATTGGTTGGAACCCTACGTCTACAACTCCGACGCACTGAAAAACGCCATGAGTACAAAAGATTTTTCTATGTTCTCCCCTGCCAAGCTTCTTGAGCAGATGAAGGACTTACTGCAACAGTCAGAGAGGAAGCTAAGGGCCGAGATGAATGGCTACTCGTTTAGAGTAAATAAAGTTTCCGAGCTGACTGAGTAAGGCGGTGGCTTATGACCCGATCAGAATATAGGAAAATGCTTAATTTCAATGGACCAACCCAGCGTGACAGAATCATTCACAAATCAATCCACGACCAGAATAAGCTGGCTCCTGTGCAACCATCTTTTAAGGATGTGACAATTGATGATGTGCCTCGCAAACTAAACATTATCTCTTCAACTGTTATGGATCAAAAAATCATTCATACTCTGCCGGGCGAAGATTTCTCTATTGGAAGTATCGTTTATTGGAGCAAGAGTCACTGGTTGATTACAGAAAGAGACCCAGAAGACGAGATTACAGTGCGCGGGCGTATTCAGATTTGTCGAAAGGAAATAAAATGGCAAGACGATAATTCTCATGAGATTCATTCTTTGTGGGCTACAGTTGAAAAGCCGTATTATTCAAATCTGGAAGAAAACAAGCTGATGAGTTTCTCTACACGCGAATTTCGTGTCCAGATGCCCTTCGATAAATATTCTGCCAACCTTAACATTGGTAAGCGGCTAATGCTGGAAATTATTAACGGTGTGCCAAAAACATACCGCATCACTTCAATTGACCAGATGACGAGTCGTATTGATTACAATGGCGAACAAGTCGGGTTCCTCTCTTTCAACGTTGAGCAAGATCTCTACAATCCAGAGACGGACAACGCGGAAAAGATGATTTGCGATTATGTTCCCATTGAAGACACAGAAACTATACCGCCCGAAATTGTCTATCCGCCAGTGGAAGATACGCCAGAATATGTTCTTAGCATTGATTTTACTGGAGCGCCAACAATTCAAACCGGAGGCTTCGGCAAGCTGTTTACGGCAAAGATAGATGGAGAAACGTGCGAGACAGCAACCTGGACTTTACAGGGTGACCATGTTCCGGATGAGATCCATTTTAAAAACGCGGCTGATTCTGTGTCTAGCGCAAAATGTAAAGTAGTTTGCGCTGATAACCCCAAGCTGATTGGAACCATTGTATCTTTAACAGTTCAGTCAGATAAATTAACCACCAACGTCGATTTGGAGGTGATCTGATATGAATCTGGAAGAGATTGGTTCCTTCAAAAATAAAGTCGTATCGAAATTGATAAACGATGAAAACATTCTCGATGTCCTTCTGGGGGACGTTGACAACATTGAAGATCCTGAAACTGCCCTATTGGGTAAGGACGGGTCAGGAAAGGGCGGCTGTGTGTTCAAATATGAGTTTGTTCCCGACACGCAGGAAAATTCTAAGACGTTTTTGTGCGTTGAAGTAGTGCCGGAAGAAACAAACGGTGATTCGATTACCAGCATGACGATTTATGTATTCGCGTATTGCAGCAAAGATCTCATGCAGACTTATCGCCGCAAAGGACAGGCAGGAACACGCATCGACATACTTGTAAGTGATGTTGATAAAATCCTGAATGGTAATGCTGAGTTTGGAATCGGTCCACTTGAATGGATGGGTAGCAGTATTTATAAACCAGCGCTACCTTATTATGGTCGTATGCTCGTTTATCGTGTTGGAACTTTTCGGAGGGCAAGACGATGATTCGATTAAATTATATAGACCATATCAGTCCTTATGGCGTCATGGTTCGTGGTGTTGGCCGTATCCACTCCCCTTTTCTTGAGGATGTTTTAAAGACCGGCTACAACCAGTATCAGCGAGTATTGACTTTATTTTTGTATACCCCAGAAAAATATTTCACGGATATCTCAGTAGAAACTAAGATAGAAAACCCGTGGAATCAGTTCACGAATGAACAAAAAAATGAAATAACAATGTTTGATATCCTAACAACAAACGGAGAGACCAGATCTGAATTGATTTCAGGTTTGGCTCTTTTTATTTCTGGCGATTTGGAATGGGATGAAAAATATCATGCAGTTTTGATTGATAAACAGCTGGACGAAAAAGGCAATATGTCTATTGGCGGCTTTGTTGATAAATCAAATTACAAGATCGTTGTACAGGTTATTTTGCAATTGCTAGACATTAGCGATGATGACATGCCTGAAGAAAATCCCAAGTTTAAGAGTGAAAAAGATCGTTTGTTTTGGGAACGGTTCCAGAAGAAAAAGAAAGAATTTGCAAAATCAAAAAAGGGCGACCCCAATTTGGAGTTGCCCAATATGATATCGCTTTTATGTACTTTTCATCAAAGTCTGAACTATTCAAATATTTGCAGGCTAACGATTGGACAGATACGGGATACGTTCTCCCAATTAATGAAAGCAAAACAACTAAATATCGCAGAAATGAACTATTCCGTCTGGGGCGGTAAATATGACCCGTCACAGTGGATAGAAAGAATCGACAAAACACAGGAGGAAAATAATTATGGCTAATAAGAATGCTAATTTTGCCAACCGCGAAGTCGCTGATCTGATGCTGATGGATTATTCCACCAAGAAGATGTTCCTGAATGTGGACTGGGCTAACGTCACTTCTACTTCTTTTGAGGGTGATCGTGTGTTCGCTACCGGTGGCCAGGGCGCACCTAACCGCGTGCAGTTCGACGGCTCTCGTACTGGCACTCTGACCATCGAGGCTCAGGTTTATCCCGTCAAGGTCTTCCAGATGCTGTCTGGTAACGATCTTGGCACTGAGGCGAATTTCCTGAAGCGCGAGAAGGTCACTGCTGCTGATACTGCCAAGCTGACTCTGACTGATTCTGCAGCAGGTACTTACGTTCAGGTCTTTAAGGCTGACGATGATCTGGGTACCGAGCTGACTGCTACCGTTGCTGATAAGGAAGTCACTGTTACTGTCGAGAGTGGTGTTGAGTACATTGTGTACTACTACAAGAAGGCCGCTAATCCGCAGGTCATCAAACTCGACAGTCACCACTTCCCAAAGGCATATCGCGTTGAAGGCTCTGTCCCCTACAAGACCGAGAATGATGAGATTGTCGAGGCACATCCGATCTGGTACAAGGCCGCTCCTCAGGCTGCTTTCGAGCTGTCTTGGCAGAACACTGGTGATCCCGTCTCTCTGACCATGACCTTCGACGTTATGGCCGATGCTGATGGCAACATTTATGACCTCGTGTTTGAAGGCGCTGAAGGCTAATTGAATAAATAAAGCGTGGCTTGAGATATAGCCACGCAATTTTTATTTTGTGAGGTGGTAAATTGAATAGTTGTGAAAATACATATTGTGTTTACAAGCATGTAAGTAAAATCAATGGAGCAACATATATCGGCATAACAAAACACGGAGACAATCCTAACAAACGATGGTTAAACGGTCGAGGATATAAAGGTTTAAAATATAGTCATTTTTATAATTCGATTCAAAAACACGGATGGAATTCTTATGACCATATAATCATTGCTAACGGGCTAACAAAAGACGAGGCTGTCGAAATGGAAATTTCTCTTATTGCAGAATTTCAAAAAAGCAATCCTGACCTATCGTTAAATGTGAGCGCTGGTGGAAGTCTTGTTTGTGGATTATCTGGCGAAAAAGCTCCAAATTATGGCAAAGTATTTTCTGAAGAATCTCGTAAGAAAATGTCTATTGCGAAACGTGGCAAATTTGGAGGGAAACCTCTTTACCCTCAATGTAAAGTAATTGATTTGGATACGAAACAAATTTTTGAAACTATAAGAGATTGTAGTAAATTTTATGGAATTGAAGAATCATGTATCAACCATGTTTTACGCCATAAGAATTATTCAACTCACGGACACCATTTTGCAAAATTAGAAGAATATGAAAAATATGGAGTTGTAGACAAACGTATTTTGAATAAACGAACTAAAATTTATGGACGTCCAGTTTTATGTATTGAAACAAATATCACCTACAAAACAGTTAAAGAAGCATCTAAAGAAATGAATATCCCGGAGGAAGCAATCCGGCACGCTGCTTTACATAGTACGCATTTAGCCAAAGGATACCATTTTACATATGACATTGCTTCTTGAATCAGAGGTAGAGTCTTTCGGGGCTCTACCCCTTTTATGAGCGCACGACCGCTGGAGCAGTCATGCGTTGATATGAGGAAACTCACGAATAAGAAGAACACCCACACAGCGGACCAGCTCTCTAATTTGCATAGAGGCTTCAGTGACTGTTCGAGCAGTTTGGCCCCATTTACGCCTGTGGCTGGCTTAAAGTCTTCGCCGATGCCAAGATGGACATGACACTAGCAATAAGACCGATGATCAAACAAAACGTTTCGAAATCAATCTCCATAGGGTCCTCCTTTCTACCAGCAGTCGGACTACTGGATTTCCGGGAAGCCCCTACGATAACGTCCACATGTTTAAATAAGCCCCAAAAGGGGTGTGCAGGTGTTCTTCAAGTTTGAATTTTACCATATTCCAAAACAAAAAGGAAGTGTTTATTATAAAAATCTTAGCTTTTGACCAGGCGCTGATAAAGACCGGCGTTTGTACGTTAGATGACGGCACTATATACCACTCGTTGATCGATTTGAGCAAAACCAAAGATCCAGCCGAACGTCGCGCTATTATGCGCCAGATGATACAGAGTCGCATCAAAAACAATAACCCCGATCTTGTCGTGATTGAAGACGTAGCGCTGCAAGCATCAGCTAAGACAGTAATTCAGCTTGCGCAGTTGCAGGGGGCGATTATTGGAGCGTGTGAATTATTCAATATCCCATATGAGATCATAAAGCCATCTGAGTGGCGTAAAATACTGGATTTCAAACAAGGACGGCAAATAAAACGTCCCGAACTAAAACAACAGGCTATCGATTATATAGCCGAACACTATGGTGAAAATGTCTCTTCTGATGAGGCAGATGCGATGTGCATTGCGACTGCTGCATGGATGAGACTTGAACAAAATAAAATCACACAGGAGGACTAATAATTATGAAAAATAATCTGAACCTAGAAGAGCGCATCCAGTTTGTTGATGGTGTTGTAGACCTGTCAAAGCGTAATGGCAAGTATGACCCTGCACTGTATGATTATGCTTTCCGTATCGCTGCTGTTATCTACTTTACAGATACTGATACAACCGGCATGGATCAGAACGCGCTGAGCGAACTGGCATTTTCTGATGAGACCACAAAGATGATGAATGAAGCTCCGCGTAAGTACATCTTGGGCACGTTGAACAAGGCTTGCCGTGAGAAGATCGAGATCGAGCGTCAGCAGTACATTGCGCTGTTCGAGGCAACCGCTAAGAACCAGCCGTTTGAGGAATTGATGCAGCTGGCGGCCGAGGTACTGAATGGTATTGGCGAGCAGTTTAATATGAAGGAAATGATTAAAACTATTTCTGAAGAGAACATGACAAAGCCCGTTTTCGATAACAGCTATAGTGTTAAAACTCCAGAAGGCACACTTGATGGGATTCCCGCCACTGTGTCTATCGAAGGCAAGGAGTAAAATTATGGCAAAGTTTACAGCTACCACGGTGGATGCTCTTCAGACTGAAATCATGAGACGTGCAAATTTGGCATTAAATAATGAAATTGCAAGCACTGTAAAAGAGCGGCTTAAAACTCATGTGCAGAAAGATGTGTATTCGACCTACTCCCCCGTCGAATATGAACGGCGCGAGGAATCTGGTGGCTTAGTAGACGATAAAAATCTAAAACACAAGGTTCGAGATCGCACGCTGTATGTATATGAAGAGGCACCTATTGATGGACCGCGCTTAGACGCTCCAAATTTCAAAAACAAGCCAGACAGTTTAGCACGCATAATCGAAGAGGGCGCTTACAATCCGTGGAATTATAGAAAATACAAGTGGACAAAACCACGTCCATTCATGGAGAACACACAAGACGATATCGATTATCGATACGCTGATATTGTAAAGCTACTAAAAAATCGAATCGAACACGACAAATAATTAAAAAGATGAGCAGACTTATTAAAGCCTGCTTTTTTTAGATTCGGCTCCAAAGGAGGAATATAATATGGCGCGTGAACCAGAACTGAGTATTAAAGTTAAGGTAGATCCACAAATTAAACCTTCGAAATTAAAGACAGATATTGAGGGACAAATAAAAAAGAGTGGCGAAAAACCACAAATTGATATTGATCCTAATGTTGATGGCATAAAAAAGAAGGTCGAAGATAAATTAAAGAATATCAAAGCAACCGCAAATATAACGCCAATTGTTGACACTGAAAAGCTAAAGACAGATATTCAACAGCAGATAAACGGCATTAGTGATATGCCAAAGGTCAATATTGGTGTTAATGTTGATGATTTTTCGAGTGAGTTGACTAAGCAGTTAAAAGACCAACTAAAAGAAGTCAATCAACAATTAAGTTATTATCTAAAAAATCTAACAAGTAATACCGATCGATTGGGTTCTTTTGTAAATGATATATTCCCTACGAAAGAGCTTAAAACATCCGCCAAACAAATTGCGAATGAAGTAAGTGATGAATTTACCGGTGGATTGTCTAAGGCGTTCAATATTAACAATTTGTTAAATTTTAAAAATTCAGATAAAGTCCATAAAAGAACCTTGTCTGAAGCAAAAAATCTCGCTTCTCAGGCATCAGATTTGATAAAAGGATTTGTTGATACAAAAGATTCTAAATATTGGGAAAACGGAAATTTGAAATTAGAAAAGTTTAATGAAGATTTCTTAAAATTAAAATCGACTGCTTCTTCCCTTAGTCCAATCATTAAATCTTTTATGTCCGCATTGGAATCAAATAATGAAGAAATTAAATCCACGTTAGACATTTTTAATAAGAACGGTTTTAATCTATTGCCAAATTCGACAGACATTGCCGGAATAGCTAAACTTCTTAGTGTTGTTGAAAAGTTTGCAAACATCTCTTTTAATGAAGATTCAGTATACGATTTTACAGACGCACTTGAAGAAGTGGCAAAAAAAGACGGTAGTAATATAAAAGCAATTTGCGATGGTGCAGTGTCCAATTTTACAAATGTTCAGCGAAAAGTCACAGAAATTAACAGTAACATAAAACAAACAAGAACAGAAATAAAAGACGTCCAAAAAGAAGCGAATACTGCACAAAAAACAGACACTTCCGGACATTTAGACGCTTCAACTATTGAAACATATGGGCAAAAACTCGATAAGGTATTGAGCACTGTTGCAGATAAACAGAATGCAATCAATGATGCGCGCAAAACTGCTGTGGATTTAGAAAAAAGCATTCTCGCCGCAACAGTGCTAACACGCGAAGGACTTTCGAATGAACTCACGCAATATGAAGCTCTTTTCAAGAAATTTGATACAGATAAAATTGCAAAATTTGCAGAAACAACAAACCTCGCAGATTTTATCAAGAATCAAGAAATCAAAATGCAAGCTGCTCAAAATAGTGGAGAAAAGGATCAAATTGAAGATGGCGTCTATAATGTAAAAAAAGTTAAATTTGATATCGACCCAGCTGTTCTTCAAGCAAATATAGATGCGATATTTGAAAATGTTTCAGCACCTATTAGATTGTCTTTGGCTCCTGGTACCATAGATAATTTAATAAATGAAATCACTCCGAAACTAAATAACATTCAAATTAATATCAATAATAGTAACTCTAATAATGGTGTTCATTTTAAAAATTGGCCAGATGCAGTAGATGCTCTTCTTGATAATGCTATTGATGATACAATGAGAGATGTCGGGATGGGAGTCCTTAAAGCATTAGAATTAGATGCCGATCATTCTAAAGCATTGAAAAAGCTAAAAGAAACGTATGGATTTGACAAAATAATTAAAGACACTGATGCTGGAATAACCGCATATTTTCTGGACGATAAAACAGGATATGATGACATAGTCGAAGAGGCCAGCAAATGGTACAATAATTATATTGCACAAATACAAAAATCAAAACCTGTAGACGTTAAAGGTAAAGTCACAATCACAGATGCAGACGTTGTCGTGGATGTCAAAAACCCAGTGGCAATTCCCGGCACTGTTACGGTCAATCCGACTTCTGTTCAATTTGGCAATTCTGACGACCTTCAGAAAAATGCCAGCGCCCTGTCATCTGTAAAACAAAGTCTAAGTAAAATTTCTACAAATGCTGAAGGCTATGGTACAAAAATAGCAGCGATTGGCCCATCTGTTCAATATGTCACACAGGAAGTTGATAATCTCAGCAAGTCTCTTGAAAATCAAATCACAGACTTGGATCTTATCGCCAAAAAGACAGACGCCTATGGGACAACAGCTAATTCCGTCACTTTGAGCACAAAAGACGTGGCGGTCACTGGTGATCCAGTCGACGTCCCCGTTAAAGCCACTCTGAAAAAGACCGCAATCACGGTTCCAGAAGAAGCAGTCGATATTAAAGTAAAGGGTGTTCTAGCTCCTGAAGATGTCAAACAGACTAAAGCTGCTGCACCACAAAAGCCAACAGAAGTTCCCGGTCATGTGACACTGTCTGCCGATGACATAGTTGCCCCGACTGCACCGGTGGATATTCCCGGCAAGGTGACACTTAAAGTAGAAGACGTGACACCTCCGAAGGGTTCTGTAAAAATCCCCGGTAAGGTTGAACTTAAGGTTTCTGATATTACTCCCCCGAAGACGGCAGTCGAACTGGAAGGCAAAGTGTCTAACGTTACAGTTGACGATACCGCCAACGGCAAAAAGAAGAACGCCAAGGATGATGTTAAAAAGCCTGAAGTTATTGATTTGAAGGGCAAGGTCGAACTCGAAGACAAGGATATCAAGAGACCAGACCCTCTGAACCTCAATGGCACAGTAAAAATCAAAGCGGCCGATGTTAAGATAGACGATGTTGAGATTTCGAAAAAGAAATTTGACATTAAGGGCAATTTGATTCTGAAGAATGCGGAGATTGTCGATGCGGTTAAAGAAGCGGTTGGCAAAGAATCCAAGAAGAAAGATAATTCGGAAAGCACTCAAAAAGCTACCACTGCAAAGAAAAAGTCAACATCTCGTCGTGGTTTGATCAGTGAGCTAACAACGGTCAATAAAAAAATCGCTGAAACAAGAAACAAACTTGAAGATGTTTCTGAAGACGAGTCCGGTACTATTCAAAAGCGGCTCGAAGATTTAAAGGCAAATCGCACAGAAATCATTGAGTTGTTAAATGAGACAAACACAGACAATGACAAATGGTACAGTGATAGAAAATTCCGTTATGCAAACAAGGAAGTTGCTTATACTCGACTGCGTCATACAGATTCTAAAAGCGTAAAAGAAAGTCAAGAAAATATTCAAGCAGCTCAAAATGAAAGAGATAAATACAATAACGAAAAGCTTTCTGCTTATCGCGCATATAGAAGTGAACAAAACACATATAAGTTAAAGAAAGCACGTTTTGGAGAAGATGAAAAGTCTGATGAAGCAATAGCAATAAACAATGCAATCAGTGAATTAGATACAAAGAAAAAAGCAGCTTTAAATTCGATGAAATTAACAATCCAAGAGCATGCCGATTTGTTGGATCAAATGGGCAAAGAAGATAATGAAGTCGAAGAAAAAGTTAATCGTCAGATTTCCATTATAAAAGGCCATGAAAGTAATAAAAATAAAGTTGCACAAACTACTCGTGGCAAAAAAATCACTGATCAGTTGAGTGCTGCTCAAAAGACTTATGGTACTGAAGAAGAAGCAAATGCAATTGGTAAAATTCCTACCAGTGTTCAGAAGGCCCTTAGTGTACAGCAACAACTCGTCGACAAGATTGCTAAAGCAAAGATTGGGACAGAAGAGTACAACAACGCGATTCAAGCCGCAGAAGAAAACTGGAAATCTGTTGTGGCAATTATAGACACCGCAGAAAAGAAGCAAAAAGACCTTACGAAAGCTGTCGATAGTATTGAAAAGAAATTCTATCAGCTTGCAGAAGAAGTCTCTGGCAGCTCTAATGAAAAATTAAAAAACTCTATTAATGGAGTTATTACCAAAGCGGCCACACTTAGCGCTCAAAATCCAAACACATACGAAAATTATGCAGTTGATTATAATGAACTAAAGCGTGAGTCTTACAAAGCAAACGCACAATACACCATTTGGAAGAGCAATTATAAGAAACTTGAGCGCGAAGGTATTAAAATTGCCGAGGGCGTTGAAGTTGCTCGACAGATGCAGGCCGATGGAAGTCTTCAGAATGTCAAATTTGATGGTATCGATAATCTTCTCAAGCAATTAAATGAGCTTGAGCCTCAGACTGACGCTTATAAAGAAAAACTTGTAGAAGTTAAAAAGATTTGGGAAGAAATCGAAAGAAAAGTTAAAGCCGTCGAAGAAGCAGAAAAGCAAGCCGCAAAACGAGAAAGTACGAAGGCTGCAAATTTAACCTCTGTTGGAAATGCCATATCTCAAAATAGGGCTACAATGAAGGACGTCCAGAAGAATTATGGTACTGACTATTCTTTTTATGGTAAGCTGCAAGAAAAAGATTCAAAACTCAAAACTTTACTTGATAAAGTAAACGAATCTTCAGATCCAGTATCTGCTGCTAAAGAATGGGCAAAGAATAACCTTGATATATCCCCAGATAAAATTAATTCTGTAACGGATGCAATAAATCAATTAAACATCGCATATAGAGAGGCAACACAAGAGGCAAAAGATTTTAATAAAGAAGCTTCTCGCGAAAGATCTATAAATAAGGCATCAATGGAAGTCGCTAATCTGAAGGCAACTATTCATGATTATATTGCCGAACATAAAAAGCTTGAAGGAACAGATGTTGGAAAGTCTCTCTATGAGTTACTTGAAGCTTTAAATCAAAGTGACGCACCAGAAAAAATTGGCGAACTGAAAAAGAAATATGCAGAACTTCGCGCTGAATCTAAGAAACTAGGTCTTGAATCTAAAAATCTACTCGACATGTTTGAAAAGCTGTTTGGGCAGCACTTGAGCACTATGATTACCATGGCTGCGCTGCATCAGATACAGAACGGATTACGTGTTGTGTATCAAAATGTGGTCGAGATTGATACGGCAATTACGGAGTTAAGAAAAGTCAGTGAGTATACAGGAAAATCCCTTGAAGAGTATATGGGACGTGCCGCAGAACAGGCTCAAAAGTTAGGCGTATCTATAAGTGACTATGTTAATTCAACCGCAGATTGGAAGCGGCTTGGCTATTCTGATGAAGACGCAGAGAATTTAGCAACCTATTCTACACTACTTCGTAATGTTGGAGACGGTATCGATGACGTTAACACTTCGTCTTCGTATTTGATTTCTACTTTGCAAGGCTTTGGGTTGTTAGCCGATCAAGCAGAAGACGTCGTTAATAAAATTGACGCTGTGGCAAACACGCAGCCTGTTACTGCAAATGATCTTGGCGAAATCTTGACTCGCAGTTCTGCTGCTATGTCGGCCGCTAATAATACGCTGGAAGAAACTATTGCGCTGGGTACTGCTGCAAACGCAGTTATCCAAGATGCAGATACGGTCGGTACAACTTTAAAATCTCTTTCAATGTATCTCCGTGCTGCTAAAAGTGACGCAAAGAATGCAGGCATTGAAGTTGACGGCATGGCTAATTCTGTGTCTGAGCTTCGTAGTGAACTGAAATCTCTGACTGGCGTTGACATCATGCTGGATAGCAAAAATTTCAAGAGTACATATCAAATCATGAAAGAGCTGTCTCAAGTATGGAGTGGTCTGTCCGATGTGACACAGGCAAACGTCACTGAAATGATTGGCGGCAAGCGTAACGCAAACGCAGTTAGTGCTATTCTAAACAATTTTGACGTTGCAGAATCTGCTATGGAATCCGCTGCTAATAGCGCCAACGTGGCATGGGAAGAGAATGAAAAGTATCTCGACAGTATTCAAGGCCGCCTTGCACAGCTCGACGCAAGCTTCCAAGCTCTCTCTCAAGACGTCCTTTCTTCCGATCTCGTGAAGACTGGTGTATCTTTCCTCACATCAATTGTCAAACTTCTAGATCAAATTGTTAATCTTACTGGTGCCCTTCCGCTTGGATTAGGCATTAGTGCATTTGTAGGACAGCTGGGTAAACCCAAAATGACGGGTTTCATGATTGTGCCCAGCAATACTCCGGGTGGTGACACGGAACAAGCACGCTGTAGTTTTTATTGGCGCAGCGCAGCGAGGGAGTATTTAGTAAAACCGACGAACATGGTGGCCTAGCCACGGCGAGTTTGGGTAATTCTCGTCCGGGGACCGAAAGGAATCCGCAGGCAAGCTTCTGACAGAGCCTATTATAATAAGGTAGGAGCTCCGTTGGAAGACGCTTCAGAGAGCATAATGTCGGAGTGGAACTACGTGCGCAACAGCGCCGAAGGTTCACTATGGGGTGCTCCAAATCAGCTATCGCAAGATGGCAAAAATTACAGGTGGTCTCTCCCCCGCCGTCAAAAGTGGAAAAATATTTTTGTTGACTATCTTAATACTTCTGGCTATAATAAAAATATCGAAAGCAACATACAAAACGCATGTAGTGGAGGTATTATATTATGCCCAGACCTAAAGGTAGCAGGAATAAAGCAAAGGTTCTCGACGGCGTCGATTACGCAGCACAGATTGCTGAGAAAAATGCCGCAGCAGAATCTCTTGCTCAGGAAATCGCAGCTATTGGCGATAACATCGGCGCTCTGAATGCCCAGCGTAAAGCAAAACATGTAGAACTGAATAAACTCAACAAAGAGATTGCAAAATTGGAAAAGAAAAAGGCTGATGCCGACGCAAAGGTCGCGGCAGAGCTGAATCGTAAAAAGGCAGAAGATATTGTTTCCAATGCATTGGCCAACGGTATGACTGCTGAAGAAATCGCCGAACTTTTGAAATAACTGCTGTGCAGCCATCATAATGAACAAGCCCGACTTCCCTACTACTGGGAGGCCGGGCGTTTTAATTTGTGGAGGTGAATTCGTGTATGAAAATTGAAATTGATATAAAAGAACTCGTCACTCTCATCAATATGATTAGAGAGCAGCGAGATCCCATTGGCGACGTTGACGACCTAGCAAAGTCCGTTATGGAAAAACTTCCAAATAACATGAATGAAGTATTTGTTGGGTATCAAAAGCCTTATCACTCTAAGCAGTCTGGTGATGCCATCGTAAATCAAATTATGACAACCTGCGATGAACACGGATGTTCTGTGAACATTCAGCCGTGCGTTGAAAATGCAAACTGGAAATCATAATTGTTTTGGTGGGGTTTCCCATCTTGTTCCGTATTTATCAATTATGAGCACGTCGCATTCTTCACTAATGCTCTGTAAATGTTTTGAGTATTTTTGAAGTCCTGCGATAGTCCTATTTAGGAATTTTATATATTCTACGGACTCTTGCATTGGATAATAACTTACATCAATTGGAAACAGACCAAGCAGTTCTTTAAGTTCCTTGTCATCTCCTCTAAAGTAAGCACCGTAACCAAAGGTATTAGTTTGAGCGGTCGAATATTCGTCTTTGATGTTCATGGACAAAATAACCTGTTGGCCATTATCAATTCCGGCTCCAATTAAAATAATGTATGCGTCATCATATGCGTTCTCAAGGAATGCATGTTTTAGCGTAAGAAGTTCATCGCTCAAGCTCATATCAGGGCTCATTTGCTCAATTATGTCTTTGATTAAGCTTGATGATGATTTCATGTTTTTTAAGACATGAGAGCCAACATTTGCGATAGCGTGTCCAGATTTAGTGATGAAAATTTTTCTTTCGTTATCAGTAAGCAACAATGCACTTTTGCCATCAACTGGATCTTGAGTTACTCGTCTGTCTGCTGAGATGGCTATACCATTACAATTTGAAATAGCTAAAACCAGACTCATAATTATTCACTCCTTACCATTTATACCCACAATTTTTACGATGTCATTGTTTCCGTGGAGCACTTACTCATCATCATATGCATCACAATCAACTGGATCTTCTTCTGATGGACTGTTTGGATCGTAGCCGCTATCTATAAGACGAAAATCCTCTAACTGATTAAAGTCGAGATCATATCTGTCTTCCAAGTATTCAAGGAGTTCAATCAGGGCGTCCCCGATATTGAGATTATTTGCGCCAAATTTATAAAAAGCCCAAGTTATTGATTCTGGAGTTGCATCATAGAGCTTGCCTTTGTATTTGTAAATCACATCATCTTTCGGATCTCTCATACGGCAAGGATAGCGAATCATATCTCCGTTCTCGTCGGTTTCGTGATTTTTGATTGCTTTGTTGTAAACGTTTTTGCCAACAATATATTCCAACTCTTTGATGAGATCCACAGTGAGATTGTTTAATTCCATGACATATCCTCTGTGCTACGTTAAGCTACAGCGTTAGAAATTACTCCCGCACTGCTTACAATGCCACTGTTTGCCAATCTTCCCGCTGGCAGCACCCACGAGGGACACAGACACGGCGCGGCTCATAGTGCTGATCTTTTCGGTGTTCGTGGACTTGCAGTAGGGACACGGCACGTGAGGATGTTTTGTTTCGTATTCGGCTGAAAGCGCTCTAGCTATTGCTCTTTCTTTTTCTTCCTGTTCTTGCTCTCTTTTAAGTATGCCGGGATTATTTTGCTCTTTTATATAGTCTTCAAACGATTTTAAGAATGTCGCGTTTATGCCTTTGCGTGACATCTCTCCTCTTCCGCTTGGTCGAGTTGCTAGTTTGTCTTCTGTTGCTTTTATATATTCATTCATTAAATACTCATTGTCGCTATACTCTTGTAAAATACAATCAACCATATAAGCATAAACTACTGATGCAAAAAACTCGTCGTCGTTTTCAACCATCCAATCATCTTTTAAGATTTTATAATCTGGATATTTTTTCAGAATCTTTTTTCCTTCAGCAGTTAAAGCTCCTATTGTCCAAATCCCCCATTTGTTTGCTTTGCCGTGTCTATAATCAATATCCGCTTCAATTTCGCCAATTCTCATAATTATTATCACCTATTTCACGAATAATCTTTGCTGACCACTAAGATTATTATACAGATTGACAATCAACAAGTCAATAGGTGAACTGACGACGCTAGATGGATCTTTTGATAAAACACTAAAAGCGTCAGAACAACTCAAGGATTTACCGCAGAGCATTCAAAAATACATGCTCTTTGGAAACTATCAAATTGGAAATGCAAAAAAATTTGACAGTCATTCAATTTTCGACGATGTTGGTAGTATTGATGGATTTATAGCACAATTCGTAAATCTTGACGAAGCTCAACAAAAAGCGTTTCTTAGTTTATCCTCTTTTGATGAAAAACTAGAGAAGCATATTAAGGACACAAAAAATGCTGTTCAAACAGGTGAAAAATTTAATTCTCAATTGTTTGAACAAATCGCATCTCAAAAAGACGGCATTACAACTGGTGTTCTGAACGAATTCATGAAGGCAGGCGGGTTAAAAGACGCTAAAGGGGTACTCGCACTTCCAAACACACAAGATGCTATTGCCTTGATGGAAGATTATGCCAATCATTGTTCTGATGCAAGCAAAACACAACAACTGTTTAACGCTGGAATTTTGGAACAAGAAAATGGTGTCTATAAACTTTCTCAAGCATTCTTGAAAGAAATTAGCGTTAAACAGGCGAGCACGGTCGCCACAGTAGCTCTTACTGCGGCTCAAAAGGCTTGGAATGTAGTGGCTCAATATGGCAAACAACTTCTTCTCTCTCTTGGCGTAGCAGCCGTAACCTTTATCGCAACCAAGCTTGTTGACTATATCATGAATCTCAAAACCCATTCCGAAGAACTTGTTGATGCAATGAATGATTCTCACGAAGCTGCACAGCAAGCCACTAAGGATGTTGAAGAGATTCAGTCCAAGATCGACGAGCTAAACAAATCTCTGAAAGACGCAGGTGTTGATAAGATTGAAGACATTGTCGATCCTGCCGAGCGTGAGCGGTTACAAGCCATCAACGATATGTTGCAGGCTCAACTCGAACTCAAGAAGCAGCTGGAGAAGGACGCGAACGATAAAGCAAATGCCGACACAAGTGCTGTTGTAAATGATAAAACTGAAGACAGTATTGTGAAGACACGCACGGTGAATGTTTCTTACGCCGAGGGTGGTGCAAATGCTGGCGCTCATCAGGTTGCAGAGAAGGTCTCTAAGACTGAGTCTCTTGAAGAGCACACTGCTGCACTCAACGACCTAATCGATAAGCGTCGCGAACTGGCAACCGCTGGCAAGGAAGATACTCAGGAGTACAAAGACAACGAAGCCGCAATCGCATCTGAAACCGAAAAGGTTGAAGGACTCTCCTCTGCCGTATCTAAACAAATGGACAGTTATGAGACAGATGCTGATAGTTTCGCCCAGTATAAGGACGAATATGTTGCCGGCACGAATGCAATGACTGCAGCCACTAAGGCTCTGGCGAATGCACAAGGCGATACTAGCATCGATACCACCAACCTCGATATTTTCTCTGAAAAAGTTCGCCAAATCAAAAACGACATAGATAACGGAGACTCCAAGCAAAGTGATTGGGAAATGTTCAATGGCCTTGGCGCTTTTAGTGGGATGACTGGTGAGTCTATCATCAATATCGATAAAGACACTGCCAATCAAACTGATGCTGAAAAAACCGCTCTCGAAAAACTACATCAGGTTGCCGATGATAACAAAATTTCTTTCGAAAATCTAATCGGCGTTTTTGAAGCATTCGGTATCATTCAGACAAGTAACGCCTCTTCGGCAGACAGTTATGCAGAACAACTTGAAAAGACCATGAGTGTTATTGACGACATCCAGTCCGCTTATAAGACCTGCTCTAGTGCCGTCGAAGAGTATAACAAGTATAGATATATGAGTGTCGATTCACTGCAGTCTCTGTTGCAGATGGACGATGAATACCTCAACACCCTTGAACTTGTGAACGGAAAGCTTCAGGTCAACCAGAGCGCTTATGCCGATCTTTTGGCCACTCAATATGCTCAAGCGCAGATGGAAGCCATTTCTCAAGCGATATCAGAACTAAATGCGATTGCAAAGGGAGATGCTGCAGAAAAAGCAGAGACATTCACAGAAGCAACTGAAGACGAAAAGAATAAACTTGAAGCTCTTGCTCCTGCATTAAAAAATGCCACAATTGGAACTGGAGAACTTGCTGGTGCCCTTGCTGCTGCCCGATCCGCTGAAAATGGAGACAATACAGAAGAGATAGAAGCGAAAATCTCGTCTATTATGAATGCGTTGAACACGCGACTTTCGTTGATTAGCACAAATATGCAGAACGCCATGAACGGTGCAAGCGGGCTCAAAAATCAACTCAACGGCTTCAGTGATTCTGCCAATAAGTCCTCTGGTGCCGCTCAAACATTCCTTGACGCATGGTCTACACTTACCTCTGCTATGAAAGAATTCAATGATCAAAATTATCTTTCAATGCAAACAGTTCAGGATTTGACTGGACTCGAAGATAAGTATACCTCCCTCCTCAAGAAAAACGACGTAACCGGGAAACTTGAGATTCAAACCTCCAAATTCCAAGATCTGATGGAAGCGGAGCTTAAAGAGGCCAAGATCAAAGGCGATAATGCCACCGCTTCTCAGTACAATAAGATTCTTGAGTGGACAGGCCGCAATATCCAGAAACAGACCATGTCCTACTGGGATCTGGTCGCTGCTATCGAAGGTTATTCTGCCGCACTCGAAGAGGCCAAGGGTATCACTGACACCTTCAAGGATGCATGGGACAATGGCAAGACTGTCAAGGAGAAAACCGAAAAGAGCCGCACTGGTGCACTTGATTATGAAGGCACTGAAGCTCAATCCTCTGCCCTTCAAGACCTACTGAAATACAGTGAATACGACCCGACTTTGATTGAAAAAGCCTATAACCAAGAAACTGGCAAAATTGATCTGAGTGGTGACACGCTGAAAACGGCGGTTGTTGCATCTTTGCGTGAACAGGCCAAAGCCGCGCGTACTGAAGGCGGTGCCGCTGCTGATGCAATTGCTGCAAGCTACGAGAAATCTGCCAATAATATCGAAGGAGATGTCATCTCTGTTCAGGATTACTTTGACGGTCTAGGTTCTACGATTGATGAGATCAATGAGAAAATCGACGATATGCAGAGCGCATGGACTGATCTGAACGATGTAACCAATGAGTACAACATCTATGACGGTTTGAGTGTCGATGCTTTTCAGAAACTACTTACAATGTCACCTGAGTATTTGGCATGCCTCCAATTGGAAGGTGGGCAGCTTTCTGTTAATGCTGATCTCATGAAGGATATGCTGATTAAACAACTTGAGACAAAGGCTGCCCTTCTTGAATCAAAGGATGAGACGCGCGACCAAGCTAAAATTCTTCGTGAGATGATTGCTCAGCTTGAGAAGAACGGTATCTCTGCTCTTTCTGGCCTTGATCAATATGCTAAGAATCTTGAAGACACTCTCTCCAATATAAAGTCTCTCTTCAGTGATCTTCTTGGCGTCTTTGAACAGGCTAATACGGACAAATCCAATGACCTCAAGATTCAGGGCGACGCATGGCTTGAAGTAATTGACAAGCGAATCGATGCACTGAATGAACAGAACGATGCTCAGGAACGAGCTATTGAGCTTTCCAAAGCTCAGGACGCACTCGAAAAGGCCAAGGCTAATAAAACTGTCCATGTTTATCATGCCGGCGGAAGTGGCTTCGAATGGGAGGCTGACCAGAACGCTGTTCGTGATGCACAGTCTACACTGGATGACACGATTCGAAAGAACCGCAAAGAAGACGAGATCGAGCGACTAAATAAATTGAAAGAGGCCGTTCAGGAAAACAACGAGCTGATTGGCTCCAGTTTTGAGGATTATGAGAAGAAGAAGAAATATCTCGCAGAATTCGACAAGATGACCTACGATGATATGATTTCTTACAATGAAAATTGGAAAAACTCTATCCTCGGTAACATGAAGTCCACACAGGTCGTCACGAATGTCAACGAAATTATCACCAAGATTGAGAAGTTGATCACGACGCTTGAGACTCTGAACAATGTACTGACCTGGATTAGTACGCTTGGAAAGAGCACAGACGGTGGCGGACTGACTGGTCTGTTTTCTAATGGCGGTTTACTCAGTAAGGTTGGCAAATTCTTCAATATCGCTTCCGAGGACGGTCTGGGCGCAGCTCTCAATCAAACTGGTGAGTGGTTCTCTGGTAAGCTCAGTGCTGCTCTCGAAGCGAATCCGAACAACCCCATTATTAAGGCATTCTCGAATCTTTGGACTGCCGTTGGTGAGGGGGCAAGTAAGTTCTTTACTGAGACTAGCGGAACCGGACTTGGTGGGATTATTAAAACTGGGATTGAAAAAGCTGGAACTTTAATCAGTGGCTTAGGTGGTTCTAATGGTGTCTTAGGAACAATTGCTACTACTGTAAAAACTGGTATCGGTTCTATTGGAACGGCTCTAACTGGAGGCAGTTCTGCTATCCCAGTCATTGGTCCAATTATTGCGGTCGCTGTAAATAACGCCGTCCAGCAGTTTGGCAAAATCAGTAAAGAAAACACCAAGATCTGGGCAGATCAAAATAGTACCACTGGTGAAAAGATCGTAAGCAGTGTTGGCAACGTGCTTTATCACCTCTCCCCTGTTGAAGGTTGGGACAAGTCGATTCAATATGCCAAGATGGCCGCTGAGGGTGAAGGTCTGTGGCAAAAATTAGAATATGGTGCGAAATCCCTATACTATGCGACTGGCCTTGGTACGATGCTGGATAACATCTGGAGCACCATCAAGAGTATTCTCAAAGTCTTCGGTGTGAAGTTCAAGGAAAAAGACGATGGTGTCAGCACATCTAGTTCTGTTTCTGGCAAAAAGGGTGTTGGCTCGTGGAAGATCTGGCCGTGGAACTGGGGCAAAAAAGCAAAAGGCGATAAGAAAATCAAGAAGTCTGCTCCGTACAATGTTGACGAAGAAGGCGACGAAATTATCGTCCGCAAGCCTCAGACTGGCCGGATGACCTATCTCGAAAAGGGCGACGGCGTTATTCCTGCAAACGAGACTGAGAATCTGATGACGATCGGTAAAAACCCGCTCAAGTGGCTGACTGAAAATGTCGGTAAGATTCTTGGCGCTTCTGCCGCGAAAGACGTTGTGGAAGGCAAGGTCGATGAAGGGGCTGTTACAAAGGCTTCTAAGGTTCTTGCAAGCTCTGTTGTGAACACTTTCTCTTCTGCATGGAATAGTGTGAAGATGAGCACAGAAGACCTGATTGACTCCATGAATGACTCGTTCCAGGGCGGTTCAACAAGTGTTACGACGGCTGCTGGCACCATTCTTAGCCGAGTCAAGACCATGTTTGGCAAGTTCAATATGGGCAAACTGTTGGGCAGCTTCAGCTCCGGTGTTTCTGGCGCTATCTCAAAGAGCGCAAAAGAGTATTCTTCTACTACGGAACTGTTGAGTGGTACAAAGAGCAAAACCATCGACACAATGAACAAGATGCGGTCTACGTTTGAAAATACGTGGGCTTCTGTGGCAAAAGAGACTGGCGTAAGCAAAGATAAGATCACTTCGATCAGTTCTGAAATGTTCAGCAAGATGGAAACCTTGGTGAATCAGACTTATGATGCGATCGACAGCAACGCCGGTATGAGTTCTGACCAGCTGAATGACATCACAAAGAGCTTGTTCCAGTCGATGCAGAGCATTTACACTTCTGGTTGGAATGCCGTCTATGCTACTTCTACTGGCATGTCTCAGGAAACCGCAAATACGCTAAATTCCGCATACAAGTCCTCTTCTGATGGCTGCACTCAGGCAATGAATACGATCCGTAATACGATGGTCGGCAGCTGGGAGCAGTGCGGCGGTGGCGTTCAGAATTTGGCAAATGGTACTTACCAGACACTGAGTAAAGCATGGGCAGATTCCAGTGGAAGCGCAGAGAAGATGCTCTATGATACCCGTGCCTGCTTTGATTCTGGCTGGGGTGCTGTGGAACAGGGTGTCAGCAATTTGGCAAATAACCCGAAAGACAAGCTCTCGACAGCTTGGGCAGAAATTACTTCTCAGAGTAATGCTACATTTGGTGCGGAAGGTACACTGAAGACCGATGCAGACAATGCTTGGAAGAATGTGGAGCCGGGCGCTACGAACTTGTCGAAGAATATGCAGTGGACCATGGATCAGGCTTACCTCGCTACAAAGCAGGGCTGCTCTGATACCGTCAATTCCGTCAATACAAACCTCAACTCGACATCAGCAGGTTTCAGTGCGATTGCCAGCGCAATTGATGCTGTCAACAAAAAAGCATCCGATTCGGAAGAAGTTGCAAAGAATACAGGACACGCATGGTATGAATGGGTGCTGAATCCAGTTGGCACTTTGCTTGACACGGTTACAAAATATAACACAGAAGACAAATCAAAGAACAATTTTTTACAAAATGCTGTTCATACAGTCACACATCCGATCAGTTCGGTTGTAGAATCAGTAAAATACCTTGGAAATGCTGCAAAGGATTTCTTTGGTGGTCTATTTGGCAAACACGCTTCCGGCTTAAAGTCTGCATCTAAGAATCATCTCGCCAATGTTGATGAGCTTGGACCTGAGCTTCTGGTTCGCAAGCCGCAGTCTGGTCGTTACACCTACCTCGAAACTGGTGATGGTGTGGTGCCTGCTGACATTACATCGAAACTGTTTGAGATGGGTGGCAACCCGAACAAGTGGTTCTCTGAACAGATGGCTAAGTATGGTTCTCAGGCCATTACTACGAAGAGCACTGGCAACACCAGTTTCTCAACTGGTAATATTGTGATCAACAATCCTGTTGGCAACTCTGAGGATCTGGCTTCTGAGATCAAGAAAAACTTCTCGACCCGAATGGCGCAGGAATGGAATAAGCGCTAAATCGAATATTCATACACAATGCCGATACCACTGGGATAGCCCAGCGGGTCGGCTTTTTATTTTTCAGGAGGCAGAACATGTCAGAAAAGTCAGCACTCGATATCTTGGTTGAAGAAACTGCTTCTGCCGCACGAAAAGCCGTAGACGAAGCAAAATTTGATACCTCTACATATGGCGTAATCACCGAAAAGGCTGGGACCACATATAAAGTAGCCGCGTTTGGCGGTGTATATCGGTTTACAAGTTCTCACGAATATAGCGTTGGACAGAAAGTTGTTGTGACGGCATTGCAGAAAAACTTCCGAAACATCGTTGTGACGGAAGGCAATACCAATGTTGAACTATTGAATATCAAATCGGTTGTCGGACAGCTCGGCAACGACTTGGAAAAATTATCGGACAAAGCGAATTCTGAACAGAAAGAAGTTCAGTCCCAGATCAATAACACGATTACAACGTACTACCGATATAAAGACCCCAATGAAAACGGCTCGAATGATCCATCTGTAAATTGGACAACTGATGAGCAAAAGAAAGCCCATGATGGTGACTTATATCAGAATGTCCGAAGGAATCACTGCTTTCGCTGGGCAGACACCGGCGAAGGTTATGAGTGGGTGCGAATTACGGATTCCGGCCTAATCAATGCGCTCTCCATGGCGATCTATGCCCGCGATACGGCGAACTCGAAAAGTCAGACGTTCACACAAAGACCAACGCCGATGTATAACGTAGGAGATATTTGGACAGAGGGGCCGTCCGGAGACCTGTATGTCTGCATCAAATCACGCGGCGATACAGAGTCATACAGCAAGGACGATTGGATTTTAGCAACTAAATATACAGACGACACCTTTGCAAAAGAAGTCAATAGAACTTTGAATACTCAGATCGATACCGAAACCGGTCACTACAATGAGCTGTCGCAGGGTGTTTCGGATAATAAAACAGCCATTAAAAATGTAAAAGATTCAGTGGAACAGATTCAAGGAAATGTCGGCTCATTTACTGCATGGGATTACAATAAGACAAAGAAACAGGTCGGTACAAACAAAACGAATATTGAAGCCTTGCAGACCGACCTCAAGACGGCAAATTCTCAGATTGGTACAAACAAATCAAACATTGAAACGTTGCAGGCCGATTTGAAAACGGCAAGCGATCAGGTAAAGACAAACAAAACAAATATCGGTACTTTAACGATCGATTTGAACAATGCCAAGTCAACGGAATCCGACCATTACGGTGAACTGACACAGAGTATTTCGGACACAAATGATTCTGTCACCGCACTGAATGAAATAGTGGCTGCTATTACATTGAAAAATTTTCTCGCAGAGCTTGGGATGGCCGTAAATAAAGACGGTGCACTTTGCTTTGTTATGAAGTCTTAAATAAACATACGTCGGAGGTGATAAAATGAAACCTATCTTATCTAAAATTGGAGTATTTGATGGCTCGAAGCAGGCTACATTCCAGTTTGCGGCCTATGCAGACATTGATCTTGTTGCCTTTATCATCTTCGATAAGGCTACTGGTTACAACCCAACTGCTCCGAACATGACAGACCAGGGAATCTATAAGTTTGGTACGGTGGCACCTACTGGTTCTGGCCTTGCGCGAAATTTTACGCTCTCGGCAAATCTGATGAAGAACCGGCATGACCCGTATTATATCGTGATTCGGTGCCGTCTGGCTGGGACGAATACGTTCTCTGAATACAGTGACCGCATTTTATTTTACTGCCATTCTGAACCGTATCTTGCCTCTACGGAACTGACACTGGGTAAGGTGAAGACCATCAATTTTCCTTCTTATTCCTTTGATTTTAGTTATAACTACCCTATTGCGGAGGGTGAAGTCATCAATCGCTACGAGTATTACCTGTACGACGAAAACAAGGAATTGATCACACAGTCGAATTGCTTTTATTATCGTGACTCCATGAAGAGTTTTGATGTGAACGGACTGGACAATCATACGACCTATTATGTACGGGCAAAAGCGGAATCCGTGGGTGGTTTCCAGCTGGATACTGGATTTTTACAGATTTATACGGACTATACAGAGGCCATTGGAGACGCACAAATCACCGCCACCAATGACAAATGGGGCGCACAGATCGATTTGTATGCAAAGTATTATCTGACACAGAGCACCGGTGTGAATGCAGTTCGGTTCAAGCGACGTAAAAAAGGCACGGCACAGTGGATGACGATTTATCAGGAAAGCATTGCGCTGAATCGACTGGCCGTAAAAGTTGCATGGACAAACCAACACATCAACGAATCGGGCACTGTGAGTGCATCGAATAGTTCTGTTTTGTCGGATTATCTCAGCATTGGACGAATCAACTCATACCATTTTAGATCGACAGATAAACAGTTTGGTCTCCGTGCATATTCTAGCACAAAGTCGTTTCTTGGAGCAACAAAATTTTATAGCAGCGGCAGTGAGTTCCGGGCATCGAGTGAGGCACTCACATGGCTGTCCGGTTCTTTTGCCGATAAAGTTGCTTATTATCGGTTCGAGGTAATCTCCCCTTCTGGTGCTGCTCTTTCGACCTCTGATTTTAACGACCTTACCGTCTATACATCTGACAATGGCTATGTGACGGTTGGATTTTCGGACCTGTATGCAGCAGGGCGCGGCACGGAATATGAGTACGCACTTTCCCCTGTCGCGAATGGAATCGAGCTTGGTTATATCAAAACAATGGTAAAGAGCTCTTTTGATGGTGCAATGTTGACCGATGGGGATAAGACTTATCGGATCGTACTGGAGCCAAAGGTTGAGAGCTTGAATAAGGTGCGTTCTGCCGCAGTGGTTGAGACGATGGGCAATAAGTATCCATTCCTCTTTTATGGCAGTGAAGCGAATTATTACACTGGCAGTTTTAGTGGCGTTGGCATTCGGTTCCAGCATACAGATGATAGCTTTGATATCAACGGTGGAAATGCGTTCCGCGACGAACTGAGCGCCTGGCTGACAGATACCAAGGCAAAAGTGCTCAAGATGGAAGATGGCCGTGAATGGCTCATCGGCATCAATGGGAACGTGACTGTCTCCTGCTCAGAGCATGTTGATAAGGGCACGATCGAATTCGAATTTGTGGAGATCGGCAGTATCGAGAGTGAAGCAGATATGTACAACAATGGACTGAGTTCTTATGAACCGGGAGGTAGCGTATGACGTATCTTCCGACAGATGAAGACCTTGCCCTGTTAAAGAATCATTCTTCTCACGTATATTGCCGAATCGACCTGTTAAACAAAGATTTTGCGACAATCGATTCTTTGGAAGGTGTTGCGATTGATGGCTCGATTTCCATTGACAGTGAATCTGATGTGCGACGAACCTTTAATGTAACGATGTATCTTGGGAAGAACAGCAATCTTTCCAATATCACAGAAGAAGAGTGGTTGAGTCGAAATGTGCGAGTCTACATCGGTCTGGCAGGAAGATCCAAAGCAAAAATCAGCGATAAATCTCCTGCCCTACTGACCGAACAAGACATCCGGTATATCAATGCCGTGACATATTACAACCAGAAGATTCAGAATTTTAAGACTTACGGCTATGCGAAATACGGCAACATCGACAATTTGAACCACGACAAAATCGATTGGACGTCCAATAATATGTTGCGATACAGCGAATTTGCGAAAGCCTATAAAATCGAAGCTGGTACGTATTCCACGGTTCTTGGTTCAGACGACCCGCTTTATGAGACGGATAGTGAAACCGGGCCTTATATAGCGTTTACTCCCCTATTGCAAACAAATAACGGACTGATTCCACTATTGGATAATGACCTTTGGAATTATTTTGATGCTCTTGTTGCAAAGATAAAAACAATGCCTGGTGGTATGACACCCGACAATATTTTAGCAGCGGACGCGACCGGCATTGATGAAACAATCTACGGACAGAAGGTTCGCGTTAAATGTATGATTGCCGCAGTGGAAGGTATGAAATTGAATGGCGCGACATTGGAAAAAGTTGATGTGAGCGCGATCTCTGGTTGGAGCGAAGCCGAACTGCGCAAGGAATATGGAAAATCCAGCCGCTATGTCGAGCATTCGATGCACGATATTCAATCTGCTGTAATCGAAGGGCGGGAACGAGTTACTCGAATTTACGGAAAAGTCTTTGATGAGTATTCAAGAAACGCTTCTGGCAGTTATTTTGATACTTCTTCGATCCATTGGTATAACCAGGGCTGTTTTAGTTTTAGTTCCAATGGGTTCACATACAATTCTACAACGAATACAGTGAGTGCTTCTTGTGTGGATATGGTATCCCGACTGAATGGCGATTTGGCTGGGCAATTGGCAGGACAAGCACATCGAATCGACAAAAAAGCAGATATCAACAAAAGTATTGAAGCGGTAATGAAGGAAAGCGAGTTCTCAAAATACTGCATTGATTATTGGAGCCGTAAAGTCCCACATGATTTGGATTACGACACTGGCACAACGATCTGGCAGATGCTCACAGAACTGCGGGATTTGTACTACCCATTTGAAATGTATTTTGATGATGATGTTTTTGTGTGCAAGGAGATTCCGAGCGGATTCAATGACCCACCGGTTTTGGATTGCGATTTATTTGCAAGTCTTGTCACATCGGATGGAGAATCAGCCAGCGTAGATTATACTTCTGTACGTAATGTCGTTGAGGTATTTGGCGCGACGATTGACGCGGATTGTTACGCAACGCCAGATAACACAAGTTACGATGCTTCAACTCATACGCTGTCTCTTACAGTGTCAGCTGATTCTGCTGGTTTTCCTGCCGGCACAAGTGGCAGTGGCCCATCCATTACATCGGACAAAAAAATTGCATTCAGATGCCCCGTGACCATTACACAAAAAGGCGCGTTGAACATTATTTGGAGTATTACTTACAACTCTAAGTTAGAGGACGGAAGCGTTCAAGCTGGTCAAACGCAAAAGATATCCAAATTGTTTGCTTCAACTACAGACCCAGATGGAAACGATAACGAACAGGATGCGACTGTTATGCAGGGTAGCAAATATTATGTCATCCAATTTAACGCGACGACATCCTGCTTTTATTTTATCGGGCAGCAGCAATCTCATGCGATGGTGAAGTTAGTTGATACTATCCCGACTGCCGCAGAAATTGCAGCACAGAAAGAGGAAGAAAATTGTGACAATTTGAAATTCATCTGTGTGAATGACCCGAATAATATCGATGATTTGTATAATTCGCAAATGACAGTGGAGAAAATCGGGCGGCGCAATGAAGTGTTATCGGGCGGAGACTATGAAGGATATACCACCGATGCACGAGCTATGGAAGTGGCGGAGTACGAACTATGGAAACGCGCGCGATTAACAGATGGTCTTTCTATTACGATCTTGCTGGTTCCCTGGCTTGACGTAAATGAAAAGATCGAATATGCGGCAAAATATCTGAATTCAATGACACCGGTCGAGTGGATCATCAAGAGCATCAGTATCAATCTGGGAGAAGGAACGATGTCTTTGAGCTTGAGTCGGTATTACCCATACTATCCTTACATTGTAGGCGAAGGCAATGCACAAAATTCCAAACACACATATTACATGGATTCTCTGATGGACCGGTATTTTCCGAGTCTGACGGCAGAATCTTAACGAGATAAACGAGAGGAGTGAGTAGATGGCACTTTCTTTTAACAAATCCAGACGTATGGCCGCTGCGAATCCTGTAATGACGATGGAGGCTTCTGTGAAGGCTGAGCGTCCGGTCGTTGACTCCAATGATGAAATCGCGACTTTGGAAGCCGATCCGTTGGAATCAGATTTCACACGGAGCGGCAATTACACATGGTACGATACATTTTCGGACAATGATTATTCTACGGTCGATTCTGGAAAAGATATCACGCTGAATCCGAACCAGATAAATATTACTCAGGAAAACAATAGTCAGGTCATTCCGTTTGAGATGCCGCGTTATTACGATGGCGTAGACCTGATGCAGATGACGATCCAGATTCATTATGTGAACGCCGACAACAATGAGAATTATACTGCGCCCGTGAACGTGTCGTATAGCAATGACAAGATTCGTTTCTACTGGATGGTAAGCAACTATGCAACGGCCAAAGAAGGAGCACTGAAGTTTGAGATCATTGCGACAGGCGCAATTACGGTTCCCAACTCTGGCGAATCCAAGAATTATCTGTGGCGTACTCGTCCGAATGATAAGCTGACCGTTCTGAAGGCGCTTTCTGGTTCTGGAATGACAGACCCGACCGGCGATGACTGGTATACCCAGTTCCTGGCTACTATGAGTCAGAAGGTTGGTGAAGCACAGACAGCGGCAAGCAAAGCAGCGGCAAGTGCACAGGAAGCAAAGGCTGTTGTGGATGGTCTGGCTGATACATTAGCGAACTATTACACCAAGGAAGAAGTCGATGGATTTACGGCTCTGCTCCGGGGTGAGATTGCAAAAGTGGACGGTCTAGCTAAATTTGATGTTCAGTATAGCGCCGAGACACAGACGATCAAGTTTCTGAATGGAGACAAAGTCATCAAAACTATCACCCTGAATACTGACCCTAGTGCAGATTGGGTGACGGCATACAATAAGACGGTCGAAGCAAAGATCGCTGATAAGCTCTCCCCTGTTCAGACAGAACTGGAAAATACAAAAAACGCTCTGGATGACCTGAAGACTGAAGTGGGGGATCTGCCGAACACTTTGCAGAGCGACTATTATAATAAGGAAGCAACGGACAAGCTGCTGGAAGCGAAGGCCGAAAAAACCAGCGTTACGACTGTGGCGAACGACCTGACGGTGGTGAAAAATACAACTTCTGGCTTACAGACCTCTATTGACACCATCAATGGTGACATTTCTGACATTCGAGAGCAACTAAACAATGTGAAACCCGATCCGAATTCTGGCCGCGAGTATGATATCACTTATGAGGACTCTAAGCTGAGTCTGCTGGAAAATGGCACGGTGAAAACACAGGTCATCATTGAAGGCGGTGGCGGCGGTGGCGGAAACTCCAGCGTGATTACCATCGAGCGTTTGGATGGTTCTGCGTTGACTGTTATTGCAGGCGACCCCGCTATTATCAATTATAAGTTCACTTCTGTGGACAACTCTGGTGACGATACTGGCTCCGCTACTGGCGTCTGGTACGTTGGCAACACAAAAGTCGGAACACAGACCGTCATTCAGGGAACGAACAGCTTTGATGTGACTCAGTATCTGCACAGCGGTGATAATACGGTCAAGTTGCAAGTCACAGATAGCGTTGGCAGCATCGGAACAAAGACATGGACAGTCAATGTCGTTGAGTTCTACTTGGAGAGCTCTTTTGATGATACGCTGGTATACAACGGCGAGGTTACTTTCCGTTACACTCCGTATGGCAATATTTCCAAAACTATCAATTTTACGGTTGATGGAACGCCTCTTGGCTCTACTACGACCGCTGTTACTGGCCGACAGATGACTTATGCGATTCCTGCTCAAGCCCATGGTGCACATCTTGTGGAAGTTTCTATGACCGCTGAAATCAATGGGAAACAGGTTACAAGTAATAAGATTGCTAAAGACATCATGTGGGCAACTGAGGGCAATACAACACCTATTATCAGCTGTGCTACAAAGACGGCAAGTGTAAAACAATATAGTAATGTCGCAATCAATTACACTGTTTATGACCCTTCCAGTTCTACGACCACTGTAACACTGGAAGTTGACGGTGTAAAGACTGGTACCCTGACTGTTGGTCGCACAATGCAGACATGGACTTGGAAATCTGCTAACGTTGGTTCTCATGTGCTAAAAATTGTATGCGGCTCTGTAAGCAAGACAATCAATGTTACCATCGAGGAGCTTGGTATTACCATTGAGCCTGTCAAGACGAATCTGGCATTTGATTTTAACCCTGCCGGTAAAACGAACGCAGATGCAACTCGTTTGTGGACGGATGGCAATAACAGCCTGACTGTCAGCGATAACTTTGACTGGTCTAATGGCGGTTATCAGCTGGACGAAGATGGCGATACCTACTTCTGTGTTAAGGCTGGCACGACAGCAACTATCAGCTATAAGCTTTTTGGTAACGACGCTAAGAAGCTGGGCAAGAATTTCAAGCTTGTTTTTAAAACCACGAATGTTAAAAACTACGATGCTACGGCACTGACTTGTTTGAATGGCGGCATTGGCTTGAATATTCAGGCACAGAAAATCACGCTGACCAGTGAGCAGAACAGTATTTCTCTACCGACCTGTGAAGATGATTTCATGGAGTTCGAGTTTAATATTCTGCCCGATAGTCAGTATAAGGAAATGGTTCTGTGGCTGGATGGTATTCCCTGCCGTGTTGAGCTGTATGATGCGAGCGATAACTTTACACAGACATCTCCTGTGGGCATTACGATTGGTTCTCCTGATTGCGACGTACAGGTTTACCGCATGAAGTCCTACATGATGAACCTGACAGACGATGAGATCCTTGACAACTTTATTGCAGACGCAAAGAACGCAGAGGAAATGATTGAACGTTACACCCGCAACGACATTACGGACGTGAGCGGTGAGTTGAACCCTGACTTGCTGGCTGAGAAGTGTCCAGACCTGCGCATTATCAAGATCTCTGCTCCGACCTTTACGACTGGCAAGAAGAACGAAGTGCCGAATACGACTATTCAGCACATTTATAAGAATGGTCGCGCCGTGGAAGACAACTGGATCGCTACCGGCTCTCACAAAGGACAAGGTACTAGCTCTAATGCTTATGGCGAATCCGGTCGTAATATTGACATTGACTGCTCTGGCGGTTTTACCTTTGGTAACGAGAGCACTGGCAGCAAATATGCATTTACAGAAAACAGCGTTGGCGAGAAGTATTTTAACATCAAAGTCAATGTTGCCTCCTCTGAGAATGCAAATAATGCTCTGCTGGCAGATGAGTTCAACGAGTTTAATCCGTACATTCGTCAGGCTCGCAAGGATAATCCGAAGGTGCGCGACACCATGGCATTCTATCCCTGTGTTGTGTTTATTCAGGAGACCGATACCGCTAATGCAACTGTCTTTAAGGATGGTCAGTGGCACTTTTATGCTTGTGGCGATTTTGGTAACTCTAAGAAGAATAGTGACACGATGGGCATGGACCCGAACAACCACAAGGAAGTCATCATTGAAATCGACAACAATACCGATGCACAGACTCGCTTCTTGAGTGGAGACTTTTCTGAGGAAACTTGGGACGGCGACCACAGTTTTGAATTCCGCTACATCAACAAGAACTGCAGTGAGCAAGAAGTTCAAGATGCGAAAAACGCATGGATTCGTGTGCAGAATTGGGTCGTGAATGCTGATGACGAGGAGTTCAAGAAGAACTTTGAAAATTACTTTGTCAAGGATTCCACCCTGTTCCATTATTTATTTACAGAGCGCCATACCATGGTGGATAACCGTGCAAAGAACGTATTCCCGCACACGACTGACCTGATTCACTGGGATTTCTGCTTTGATTATGATAACGATACCGCTATGGGCAACGATAACGAGGGTGGTCTGACTCTGAGCTACGGCTACGAGGACACTGACACCATCGGCACAAAGAGCGTGTTTAACGCACATGACTCTAAGCTGTGGTGTAAGGTTCGCGACCTGTTTGCGGATGACCTTGCAAAGATGTTCCTGAATCGTGAGAGTGCTCTGGCATGGAGTTCTACCCGTATCCTGAAGAAATTTGAGGATTATCAGGACGTAAAGCCTGAGAAACTGTGGATCATGGACATGCGGCGCAAGTATTTCCGTACTTATGAGGACAATGGAACGACCAGCTATCTGCCTATGATGCACGGTAACAAGCGTCATCAGCGGCGTCAATTCCAGCGCTATCAGGAAAAATACATGGCATCTAAATATACAGGTGCTACTTGTACTTCGGATGATATGACCATTCGCGGTTACACTCCGACCAACTGGACGGGCGTAAAACCTGACGGTACATTCCATATTACTCCGTATGCTGATACTTATGTTTCTGTGCGTTACGGTTCTAACCCTGTGAAGGTGCGTGGTAAGCGTGGCCAGACTTATGCAATCCAGTGCCCGATCGAGGCCATGAATGATACTGAGGTTTATGTCTATAACGCATCTATCATCCAGAGTATTGGTGACATTTCTGGCTTCTACCCTGGTTATGTTGATTTCAGCCATGGCGTAAAGCTGACCGACCTGAAGATTGGTTCTGCTGTCGAGGGTTACAAGAATACGAACATGACGGATTTCGCAGTTGGTAACAACACTCTGCTGGAGCATTTGAACCTGCAGAACGTGCCGAACCTGAAGAAATCTATTAGTCTGACTGGTTGTACGAATCTGGAAGAGTTCTACGCTGGTGGCTCTGGTATTACTGGTGTCGCATTCGCTAAAGGTGGTAAGATTCGAAAAGCTGAACTTCCTGCGATTGCAAGTCTGAGCGCTAAGAACCTAAGTTATCTGACGGAGCTTACCATTGAAGACTATAAGAACATTACCACTCTGACTGCCGAGAACTGCCCGACTATTGACCTAGTTGGAATGCTGGCAAAGTGCACGAGTTTGAACCGTGTGCGTCTGACTGGCGTAAAGTGGGAACTGGACGATACTTCCCTGCTGGATCGTCTGCTGAAGATGACCGGCTTGGATGAGAACGGCTACAATACTGACCATTCTGTTGTTGAAGGTAGTGTCCATGTGCCCATTATGCGTGAGCGTCAGTTGGCAGAGTTTACGGCACAGTGGCCTGACTTGAATATCACTTACAACACTCTGGTTCAGCAGTTCAAGTGGACGTTCGTGAATAAAGACGGCACTGTTCTGGACATCCAGTACATTGATAAGGGTGGCAAGGCAGTTGACCCTGTTACCCGTGAAGAGAACCCGATTCCGACGCCTACTGCCGAGAGCACAATCTCTACGGACTTTACTTTCAGCGGCTGGGATACCGAGTTTACAACCGTCTTCAGCAATCAGACTGTTACCGCAACTTACACTGAGTCTGTGCGTAAGTACACTGTTCGCTATATGAATCGTAGCGCTGTGCTGCAGGAAACTGTTGCTCCGTATGGTTCTATGGTTCTATATACTGGTGACACTCCTGTTTATACCGCAGAAGAAACTGCGTTCAAGTATTACTTGTTCAGCGGATGGGATAAAGGTGGCTACGTTACCGGAAATAAGGACATCAATGCTGTTTATGACGTGTGTGAGTATGTTTCCAACTACTTTGACGGAAAAGAAATCGGTCAACTACGCCCGGTTGAGATCTATGCAATGAATAAGGTCGGCGTAGAACAGACTGTTGTTGAAGCAAAGGATGAGGTTACAATTCAGCTTGGCAACGACTTTTCTTATGATGATATCACTGAGAAAGTTTTGTTCAATGAGCCGAAGGTATTTGATGGAAAGACCTACGTTGATACAAACGTCACCCTGTTTGATGAGGACAAGGATTTTGTGCTGGCTGTTGATTACAAGATAGACTCAGCTAATGCAAATAACACCGTTCTGATGCAGTGTTTTGAGCAGAATGGCATGAACGGTATCAAGCTTTGGAACTCAAACGGTGTGAAGATGACATGGGGTATTGACTCCGCAAACGGCGCTTCTGCTGGTTCCCGCGATATGATCGTTATCCGACACATCAAGGGAGACAATGGGCTGTATGTCTATTCTTCTAACATCTATGGTTCTAGTATCTCTTATACAAAAATCGCTCGTACTCGCATTACTAAGACGAACGCCACATTGGTGTTTGGCTGTGCAAAGGCAGACGATGGCGCTTATGAGAAATATGCTAAAGGTACTGTTTACTGGTCTAAGCTTTGGTACGCAGACCTTGGAGACGCTGCTTGCCGTGAGTTGGCCGCATGGACACACGATAATCTGGTTGTTGAGGTGGCAAGCTTCAAGAACTTCTATCTGAGTGACAACTCCAACAAGCGCTGCTCTATTACCTTCCTGCAGAAAGACACGCTGGGTCAGAATATGCCGCTGAACAGTTCCTCTTCGAATGCGGGTGGCTGGGCGAACACTTCTCTGCGCGAATATCTGGATTCTCGTCTGGTTGATGCGCTTCCGATTGGTTGGAAACAGCTGGTCAAGCAAGTCAAGGTGCCGAGTTCTGCCGGTGGTAAGAGCAAGGAGATTGTGACTTCGGACTGCTACTTCTTCATTCCGTCTGCGATTGAAGTGAGCTCTTCTATGATCGATGAACCATACATCTACGAAGGTCAGACTATCAGCTACCTGACTGGCAATGAATCCCGCATTAAGCATAACGCAGATGGTGAACCGACCAAGTATTGGCTGCGCTCTCCGTTTGTTAATTACGATGGCTACTTCTACGCAATTGAGGAAACTGGCGAGCTGTATGGCTTCCATTATCCGTCTGAGTCGCTTGGTGTAACTGTTGAGTTCAGCATTTAAGGAGGTGTTGAGAGTGTATTACAAGGTACTTAAAAACGGTCGGGCGATCGATGCTCTTGACCGCCTTCAGTTTGTGAAATACCAGCCGAAGCATGGCATTATGGTAAACTGTGTAGAGGATGATGCACAGGGTATCATCAGTAGCAATGGCAAGTATATCTGGCATGTAGATGGCTACTATTACATCCCTGTTGATGGTTACGATACTGTTGTGTTGCAGGAAATTGACAAATACGAATATAACCAAATCAAAGCCTTGGGTGGAACTTCGCCCGAGGCTATTATTGATGCTTATACTCTGACACTGATTGAAGGAGGGCTGCTATGAGCGAGGAGAAGAAATATAACGAGTTCGTTGAAAGTTTGCATCGACTCTATCATGATCATAAGGTGCAGAATTCATTTTTGAAGAAGAAGCTTGATGAAGGGCGTATCTCTCTGGATGAGTATGAGTATATCGTGAACGGAAAGGAGGTGTAAGCCGTGTATACTTTTTTGATCAATGCAGATAACAGTATTACCGCAAGTCTGACTGAGCGTATTATGCAGCGCAGCAAGTTGGTGGATAACCTCCATTTTCTGGCTGATACGATTTATAGTGGTGTAGATATGACTGACTATACTGTTTTGCTGGAGTACAAACTCCCTGTTAGCAAAAGCTATAAAACTGAGATTCTAAAAAAATCTACAGAGCTATACAAAAACAAGTTGGAGTATAAACTGCCCTTTGATACGAACCTGACAAGTGAAGCTGGCGATATTGAGTTCTGGCTGACCTTCTCTGATGTTGAGATGACAGCCGAGGGTGAAACGATCCAACATGTGCGCAAGGTTGGCCCAGGCGTGGTACATATCATCCCGATTAGCAACTGGGCAGACGTGGTTCCCGATGAAGCTTTGAGTTCGCTTGACCAGCGCCTTATCGAGTTGATTGCTCTGAACAAGAGTATGTATGATCAGCTGAATATCAATCTGGATGGTAAGGCAGACAACATCAAATATCAGAACAACATCCTACAGCTTACCTCGAATGGCAAGGAGATCGGCAATGCTGTCGAAATTGCAGGCGGCGGTTCTGGTGCAGATTCTCATACGATGCGTGTGGTTCCGTTCTAAGCCATCCGCTCTCTTAATAAGGAGGTAACGATGGCAAAAGAATATTCGAAACTCGGCTACGGCAATGACGAAGATATTGATGCTGCCATTGCTCTTGGCCTGATTGACGAACGCGACATGATCATTACAAAAGACACCTCTGAGCTGAAGTATGTGCGTGATGATTTATCCGTTCAAACGATTCGTCCGCGAAATTTAATGTTTAATACAGTCTCGGAAGCAAACAAGGCGCTGAACAATTCAGAAGACTCGTATGCTGGGCAGACCGTCATGATAAAAGACAATAAAGGGAAATACGCTCCGTGGGTCGTGCAGCAAAGTGCGTCCACGGGGCGCTTTTTAGTTGAACCGTTTATTGTGAGTCAGACAAATTTCCAGTGGACGGAATTCTAAAAAGAAGGAGGAACAAATGGCACAAGTAAAATTTTCATATGGCACGAAAGCACGGTATGATGCCCTATCCCCCAAGGATATGGACACGCTGTACTTTACGACTGATACATTACAGTTATTCAAAGGCACTGCTGAATATACGAAAACCAGTAAGATGGTCTCTGCTCTGCCGACGACTGGTCAGATTCAGGGTATCATCTATTTCCGCATGACGGATTATAGTATGCACATCTGGAACGGCGTGGAATTTGTGCAGTTGAATAAATCGACAGTAACAGAGATCCCGGCAGATGCAACCGACAATGATATTCCGACCACCAAGGCTGTCGCCGATTATGTCAATGCCAAGGTTGCCGCAGTGGAAGGTATCAAGGGTAAATTCGTTACAGATGTTACCTATAATGCTGGTGTGTTGAGTGTGGCAAAGGGTGATGAACCTGTTACCACTACTCTGACTGGTGTTGTTCATGAGCCCACCTATGATGCAGAGACTCGCACAATCAAACTGCCCGTCTTTGGTGGTGATACACTGACGATTGCGCTGGGTAAGGATCTGGTGGTAAAGAACGGTACTTATAATACCAAGGACAAGAACATTGAACTGACACTTACCAGTGGCGATGTCATTAAGATTCCGGTTGGCTCACTGATTGATATTTATACAGGTGTGGCAACCCCGTCCGCTGAGGTGACTGTTTCTGCAGATAATAAGATCAGTGTCGCAGTGAAGGTTTCTGCAAAAGCAAATAATACGCTAACGCTTGAGGAAGATGGTCTGTATGTTTCTGTGCCTGATGCGTACACAAAGACCGAAGTTGATACCAAGGTCAAAACCATTCAGGATGCACTGAATACTCATGCGAAGGACACAACTGTGCATATCACTGCAGCAGAACGTGAAGCATGGAACGCAAAAGTGTCGCAGACTGAATTGAAGAATTCTCATGACGACGCTGTTTCTGTGGCTGCTGCGGATGCTACCAAGAAGGCTGACGCTGCTCTCGCTGGGGCTAAAACCTATACAGATGGTTTGAATACTGCAATGGATGGCCGCGTGAAGGTGGTTGAGAAGGCTCTGACTTGGAAACCGATTGATGATACCGGTGCAAGCGCTGAGATATAATAATCTAATATGAATCCCTGCATTCTGTAATGGAGTGCAGGGTTATTTTTTATCGAAAAGGAGTTTTCTGATGTCAAATTTATCTCTGCGCGAAATTGCGCAATCACAGCTCGATTCGACTCCTGTAATTGATGGACAGCTTATTGTTTGCCTTGACACGGGAAACGCCTATCGAGATACTGCTACGGCTCATGTAAAAATCGGAAGCGATTTAGAGGTTGTGAGTGACTTACCATTGGCTCCTCTAGCCGAAAAAATCTATTATCTAAAGCCTGATAAACTGTATGTGTTCTTGGGTGGTAACTGGACACTGCTGAATGATAAAACTATCGATTTAGATGAATCTATCGCAAAGCTGCCTGTCGGAAGTTCGACCGTTTTAAATGATGATGTGGAGATCATCACACAGGATACGGACATTACGCAGTCACATTATTACCGGCGCAAGTTAGTAGTGCTATGGGAATACATCAAAACAAAGGCGCAAGATTTCTTTGCGGCGAAAAACCACCAGCACGGAAAAGCAGATATCACTGACTTTCCTACCTCGATGCCTGCAAGTGATGTATATCCGTGGGCAAAGGCAGCAACAAAGCCGAGCTACACTAAGGCTGAGATTGGATTGGGCAAGGTAGATAATACTGCAGATGCTGATAAAACAGTTAAGCGGGCAACCACTGCCGGAACAGCAGACAGTGCAAATAGTGTTGCATGGGGAAATGTGAGAGATAAGCCGACGACATTCCCTGTTGAAGCGCATAACCACGACGACAGGTATTATACCGAGGCTGAGGTGAATAGTAAACTCAGTGGCAAAGTGGATAATACTGAGGCGGGAGCGAACGGACTTATCAATAAACTAAGCACCGCCGATGGCATCCCCAATGACGCAACTGTTTTTATTAGTCAACATAATGATGGTAAAACAGCTTCTTATTATCGTCGTCCAATTAGTACGCTGTGGACATATATTAAGAGCAAAGCAGATAGTGTATATCAGCCTAAAGGCAGTTATGCTGCAAGTAACCACAGCCATGATGATAGGTACTATACTGAAGCTGAAATGGATGGTAGGCTGAACAGTAAGGTAGACAACAACGAAGCGGGAGCGAACGGTTTGCTCTCAAAGCTTTCTGTTTGGACCGCCACCCCCACTGATGATACCTATTTTATGCGGCAGGATACCGATGGCACGAATCAGTTTGGTCGTGTGAAGTTTTCTACGATATGGAACTATATTAGAGGGAAAGCAGATAGTGTGTATTTAAAGCTGAGTGGTGGCACTGTCACTGGGAACACTGCTATAACAGGGAGTTATCTTCAGGTTCCGATGATTACTGGCGAGACGAGTCATGACATAAGAGGGACCGCGCAAATAAAAAAAGCTCATGGTATCCAGCTTGGCATTCCAAGTCGAGATTATTGTAATTTTTATGAATACGGTGGTGTTTGGAACTTCTATAAAACAAAAGATTCTTATACGCAAGAATCTGGAGACGGCGTCCTTATTGCTAAGATCGACACAAATGGAGTACATGCAAATTTAATTGGTACAGCAGATAACGCATTAAAGCTTGGTGGTTTATTTCCATCTACCGACGGAACCTCTAGCACTTGGGGTACAATCCCTACTGTAGCAACTACCGGTGTTACAGAATTGGGCAAGTATGTTGATTTTCATGCTGACAATAGTGGTGATGTAGACTATGATATTCGTCTCACCGCAAATAAAGGTAGTCTTGAAGTTGCAGGTGGCCCAATAATTGGTTCTCTTTTAGGTAATGCCACAACTGCAGGCACCGCAAACTCTTTATCTGGTCTTTCCTCTCGTTCTAGCCAAGGTTGGGGCGTTCAAACTGGCACATTCGTTCATGGCGAGAGCGATAGCACCGGTGGCGATTTTGCATTCCGCAGAGACTGTCCAACAGGTGGGCAACTCAGTATGATTCTTGACGGACGGTTTTATCAAAATGAAGGCAAATATAGAGTACTGGACACCAGCGATGAACCAAATTTGAATGTTCGGTCTGCTTCAGCTGCAAATAGTCTTAATCCGACAGTTACTTTTACCGGTGGCAACGGCAATACAACCGGCTACCGTTTAATCGGGCAAGTAACTTTTGGTAAATGGTCTAACTATAGATGTGTTATGATTGTAAAAAGCAGACACCAAGGTGCTGGCATTGTTTCTGTTTGTATGGGTAATAACACCAGCACTATTAGTCAAGCAAACGCATACTCTGAAATAAAATATTGGGGGCCACAAAATAGTGGAAGCGTTATCCATGGTGATGCTTATAAAGTTTATATTTCTGCAGATGGCAAGACGGGGTATCTATTCTGGCAATATAGTGATTATTCAAATACAGAAGCTTATGTTATATCGTCCGATTTCACAATCAGTAATGGCACATGGATGACAAGTATTGGTTCTGGATATGGTTCACTCTGGAGCACAACACAAGTAAATGCCGCTTCAACTGCAAATAATGCTTCAACCGCCGAGGTCGCCACTACTGGTGTTCGAGACTACAACAACGCTAACAATACAATCAAAATTGGTTGGTCAGGCTCTGATTTGGACGAGAATACGTTAGCCTACATTGCTGGCTACACGTCTGATATGAAGATTCACACTGCTTCAAAAGCTGGTGTGCGTAGTTGGATTGGACTTGGGAATTATCTACCTTTGAGTGGTGGCACGATGAGCGGACAAATTATAAAATCCACTGGCGGTTCTTGGATTGGTGATAGGGACCGTGCTGCAATAAGAAGTGGCTATGCAGGTGATTGGTCTTATGGTGCCGTTGCTGCTATGGCGACAAAGAACGGTTACTGGACAATAGGTAATCTTGGCGGTGAAGAGAGATTGATTTTTAATTATAGCACAGATTCAAATTACAGTGCTGGCAAAAACGAGACTTCTCGAGTTTACCTCCCTGCTCAAGCCGGTACTATCATCACTTCTGCAACGATTAGAGATCAAACGGTGAACACGGCCACATACTCTACATATGTAAAAGACATAGGTAACTCTTCAAATACAACATTTGCTTACTCAAAAAATGGTATGAGTTATGGCGATTATACTTGGCTTGCTGGTTGGAATGGTTATGAACTGAGGACTGTGCACAAAAGTCAGTTTGCTACTGCTGAGCAAGGTGTCACCGCATCAGGCAAAACTGGTGCTGGTATTTATTATGTTAGGTTTGGCAATGGTACTCAAATGTGTTGGGGCTTTTATAAAGAATCCGACCATTCTGGCAGTACAAGTTTCCCGGTTGCATTCAATAATTCACAGTATAGTATTTCGCTGACTGTAACTGTATCGTCAAATAACGCCCCATATATAACTGGTCGCTCTACAACTGGCTTTTCCTATGCAAGGCATGGCTCTTCATATAACGATATTCAGTGGATCGCGGTCGGTACTTGGAAATGAGTGTTATTTTATTAGAAAGAAGAGGTGAAAAATTTGAACGAAGAAATTAAAGTTGGATATTTTATCATGAAACCCGTCGAAACACAAGAACAATGCGACCAGTATTCTGCGATGGCGACAAGTATAAACGACCATAATAGTTCTGCGTTGCCAGGCAGTGCTCTTTGGACTATTGATGACAAAGAAGACCGCTATGAGATTATTGAATCAGATACGGTTCCAACCGAAGAAGAAGCTCTCAAAACTCGTAAAGAAGACAAAATCTCTGAATCAAAAACGACACTGTCTGCATATCTGGCTGCGCACCCAATCCAGTGGTCAGACGGCAAGTATTACAGTGTTACGACTGAGAAACAGGCATTGCTGACCTCGAATTTGGCGCTGTATCAAATCTCCGCCTCCGCCGGGCAATCGTTCAAGCTGACGTGGAATTCGACTGGTGACGAGTGCGTGGAGTGGAATTATGAAGAATTGGCCGCACTTGCACTGGCAATTGGTACATACGTAAAGCCCTTCGTGTCTCGTCAGCAAGAACTGGAGTTGGCTATCAAAGAATGTACGACCCAGGCAGAACTGGACGCCATTGAAATTACATACGACCCTGTGCTGACAGCATACTTGGCCGAAGCCGGTAAGGAGGTCGTCTCATGAATGGTATCAGAATAAAATATAAAGAATTCGCAAAGTGTATCGCGCTCTTCCTGATTGGAGGGGCGCTTTATTATTGCATCGAAATTCTTTGGCGTGGTCATTCGCACTGGACGATGGCTGTTGTGGGCGGTATCTGCTTTGTAATCATTGGTGGACTGAACAATTACATTCCGTGGGAAATGCCGATGTGGAAACAAGGTCTCGTCGGAGCACTATTTGTAACCGGCATGGAACTGGTAGTAGGCATCCCGTTGAACCTGATGATGGGCTTGCATATCTGGGATTACTCTTCCCTGCCCTTCAATCTACTGGGTCAAATCTGCCTTCCATTCACTGTGCTATGGTTCCTCCTTTCGTTGTTGTGCATCTATGTTGACGATTGGCTGCGACACTTGTTATTCCACGAAGATAAACCGCATTATCATTGGCGCACAGTGTGTAAGCCAAAGTAAATACACATAAAAACGGAAAGAGCCCCTATGGCAATGGACAAACCATAGAGACTCTCTCCATACAACAAAATAGTAAAAGGAAATATGCACGCTCGACGAGATTGTGCAATTTCATTTTATCACGTTGTTAGAAAATTGTCAACAAAAAGGAGGAATTATGGCACAGGAAATACTAAAGCCCTTTATCCTCGATGAGACCGGAAAGGAGCTTACCGCAGCAATCCAGACATTTGATACGAACTGTACGAACAATACAGAATCCATCGTGACTGCATTGCAGAAAATTGCCGAGCAACTGGCCGCATTGAATAAAACGCTGACGCCTAAAAATGACACCACTGGCGGTTCTACTGCTGGAGGAGGTGACGTTGCAGAATGATTGGATTGTTAAATGCTGGTCCGCACGTTTATACCTTTACCATCGAGCAGTTATGGACATCAATCCTTGGTGTTTGTGGAGGAATTACAGCAATTGCAGCTGCCGTCGCCGTTATTCTCAACGCGATCAAAAAGGCAAAAGAACCGGACACGAAACAGAATGCAAAGCTGAACGACCATGATAAGCATTTCGAAGATGTAGACCGCAAACTCAAGAATGACAAAGAAGTTCTGGACTTATATCGTTCTAAAATTTTGTCACTGGAAGAACACCAGAAAGAGCAGGACATCATTGTCGAGGAACATAGTCGTAAAATCGCTGGCGTGGAACAGCGTGTAAATCGAAGCGAGCATGGAATCAACGTAATGATGAAAGCTCTGCTGGCTCTGCTCAGTCATGGTATTGACGGAAACGCAATCGACCCGATGAAAGAAGCGAAAGCTGCTCTGGAAAGCTATCTGATCGATGGACAAAGTTCAAAGAACACTTGATACATAACCCCGGTTGGCTGTGTGCCGCCGGGCTTTTATTTTGGAGGTACTTATTATGATGGAACTTGTAAATGAATTGCTTACTACCCTCGTGAAGCTGGTCGTTACTGCTGGCGGTTCTTATCTGATTGCATACGGTCTGCCCTGGCTGAAGAAGATTGGTCTGTACAAGATGGTCCAGATCGGTGTCATGGCAGCCGAGAAGCTGGCCGAATCCGGTGTTATCAAGAAGGTAGACAAGAACGCCAAGGCAAAAGAGATTCTTGGTATGCTTGGTATCAAGATCACTCCTGTGATCGAAGCAATGATTGAAGCTGCCGTCAAGGAGCTGGACACTCAGGAGAACAAAGTCAAGAACGAACTGAAGAAAGACTGAGGTGACTCCTTATGGCAGTAAATACATATTCAATGAAGAAAGATTGGAACAAAAAGGTGTCGGCTCATTTTTCCGTCTATGAGTTCGCCTGTTCTGATAAGAGTGATATGGTACTGGTTGACACCTCATTGATTGAAGTGTTGGAACAGATTCGGGCTCATTTTGGAAAGCCTGTGAAAATCAACTCGGCTTATCGCACTCCTGCATACAATATTTCCATTGGTGGCAGTCCACGCAGTCAACATTGTCTTGGAACAGCAGCAGACATTCGCATCGTTGGGATTGACCCGATTCAGATTGCGCTCTATGCCTCTTCTCTGCCCTTCTATGCAAAGCGGGGCGGTATTGGCTATTACAGTCGTGTCGGCCTGAAAGACGGCTTTGTGCATGTTGATGTCCGATCCTGGTCGTCTCGCTGGATTAGTAAGGTTGGTACCGCTTATGTGAGTGTGAGCAAAATCATGCCTACCATCAAGCAGGGAGCGAAGGACTGTGTGGGCGGGATCAGTTACGCGGTGACTGTACTACAGCGGCATCTTAGCATTACAGCGGATGGAAATTTCGGGGCTGGGACAAAAGCAAAACTGATTGAATATCAGAAAGCACATGGTCTGACAGCGGATGGAATCTGTGGCCCTGGTACTTGGGGTTCATTCACTTGATGACTATGCAACAGTTACACGCAGGAGATAAAATCAAATTAGACGGAACGCTATTTGCAAACAGCCAGACACACTGCGGAATGCGCCGCTCTGGTGAATGGTTCATCTACGATGGGAAACTTGTCAACGGACGCTATCGGGTGACAAATCTTGAAAGTCGTATTGGCAAGTATCCAGTGTCGGTAAATGTATCAGGTTATGTGGAACCGAGTGATATTGAATTGATATAAAATACAAATGGGGTATTGATCCTTAATTGGACCAGTACCCCATTTTTTAGCATTTATTTCTTTTCAGCGTAGCTACAGAAATCGTCAGGTTTAGTATATACAGGCGCTGCATTATCTTGTGTAAAGTGGGCACAACTACACAGATTCCCATGTTTATCCCATGCGTTCCAAAGATCGCAGTCCTTACAACGAATAATTGCAACGGCATCTACAGCAGGAGCTTGTTTTAGGCGGCTTCTCAACGTTCGGTATGATGTTTCTCTGCCGCCTTTAATGTTCTCTACTCCAACCATAGGCTCATACATTCCACAACGAACCCACTCCTGTTGATAAAAAGCATCTGTATCAATAATTTTCCCCATAGTGCCCCCAAAAGCCTGGCTTTATAAGCTCCGTAAAAATTCATATAATTCAATCTTGCCCTATAACCAGATGGCATCGTCGCCGGATTTCAGATATACCGAATAGATTTCACCAGAATGCTCGAAGATAGATTCCACTTTCTTAGCTGTATTCCGATCAATAAACATACTGCCCATAATTACATTATCCTCCTACCTTAAAACACATGCCAGATCACTTTATTGTGCAGAGATAGCTCAATTTCAAACGCTTTACTATAACTCAGCGTTATGCTTGAACCTCTTACACCTCGTAATTCAAATAGCGTTTGACATCATCCTCAAGGAGCATCAACACGATTTTATCAAATGTCTCATGTGCCTTTTTATAGATAGCAATTTCAAGCGCAGCAGGCTCACTCCATAAATTCAAGCATTCAAGAGCCTTATTGTAAGCTCCATTCTCTTTGTTTTTCCCGTTATGACTATAATTATAAAAGTCATAACAAAGATCGAGAAATTCAGCGCTGCCCATCTCATCAATATATTTTCGCACTCGCTTAGTTTTCTCTTCATCAACAACAACCAGCATAATCGTTCCCTTAAATCTTAGCTTCTATCAAAAATCAGAATGCAACACTATCGGGGAATGACTGTCTACATTGCAGAACACACACTCCCATTTTGGAGATTCCTCGTAATATTTATAGTTTCCTTGCGGTTTCCATGTTAAAACCAAAACATTTTTTTGACTGCTATAATAAGCAGTATTCACCTCTGTTGCATCACATTCCCAGCCGCTATCCGTTTCGATAAAAACATCACTTGGTAGCTTTTCCAAAATCTTAATTAACTCTGTAGCAATCATATAAAACTCTCCTAGAACTTAATTTTATCAGATTTGGAAATATCGTTCTGCAATTTCATCATATAGTTCTTCTTTAGCGAGATTATAAGCGGAAACACGATCAAATGTTTTCCCAGGAATACTAAAACGCTCTCTGATTCGTTCAATCTGAACTTTCATGGCCTCCATTCCAAAGGTAAGCATTCCGTTATTTCGATCTTCTTTAATTGCTTCTGCAATCTCTTCAAGTTCTTTTTTAGTACAATCATAGAACAGGTTCTTCTCAAATATCAGCATACAAATTCTCCTAAAACTTAATCTTACTTTATCTCCTCTGTCAGCCACTCTTTCCAGCCGCTTACTGTGCGTGGGCAATTATCTTGTTGAGCCACAATTTCATTCAATGCTGCTGCGAGTTCTTCGTCGCTCATTTCGCGGATGGCCTGTGCTTTGTTATTTTTGCGATTGAATTCGTCTTCACTGTGCTTGTGAAAAATAAATCCGAGCGCGATATCAAGTATCGTTGGGTTGTTCATTGTTTCACCTCGTGGAATGTGATAGGCATATCTTCCGGATTGGCTGCAATCGCCATCGGGGATAGCCATTTTAAGATAAGTTTTCGTTCTTCTGGTTGCGTTTTGGGTCCTGTCCAGAAATGATGCCAGTGGCCACGACGCATATGAGGACGCGGAGACTGATGTTCAGATTCTTTGTATTCTTTTTTCCTGGATTGTTCTTTTGCTTTCTGTTGACGAATCGCCGCTCCGACACGAATGCCAACATCCCACTTTCGAATTTCGGAATATTTATCCTTGATCGTTTTCCCTCTCTTTGTGATAAAAGACTGTTCAGAACTTGGCGTGATTTCTGCGTTCTGTGCAAGAATATATAATATCACTTGAAGGATTTGTTTTAGGAATATTTTTGTTTCTGCTGAATCCTGCATTGCTCTTAATGCCAGGCGCTTTAATTCCTTATCCCCGTTTGTATTTTCAAGCGCCTGCTTATCGAGCATATCTACGCTTTCCTCTATAGTCTTTGCTCCGATATGAATAGAATAGCTGAATATATCTCCGTCGTCCGTAAGGAAAACTGGCTTTAATTCTTTATCTCCGTTGTTAACGTCATACTCTAGCGTTACAAAGAATCCATGGATTTTATCCGCCCTATAATATGTGTTTGGGAGTTCCACATAAAAGCACGGATACGGAAGTTGTAATAATATTTCGTCGGGGACGTCAAGCTCTCCGTCCTGCTCAAACAAAAGATTTTTCAGATCTTCGTCGATAACGTAGACCTCTTTACTTAGTCTCCACGGAGCTATTGCAAAGATTGCTTGAGCCACAGATGTCATTCCCATTCTTATATCAATAGGAAGTTTGTTTAGGTCATATCCTTTAGATGCAACTGCTAACGCAGCACTCATAGGAGCATAACACCAATCAGGCCATGATCCAAGTTGTGGAGATCCATTTTCACTATGAAACATCTCCATCTGCTCCCATGCTTTTGGATATTGCTCTGTGATTTTCTTTAGTACAAAAAGAGGAAGATAGATTTCTTTTTTCATGAGTCAATCTCCGGGATTACAAAAATAGGTTCTTCGCGGATATTTATTGTTTATTACCGTCTACCATAACAACAACGCCATCTTCAACCAGGTCGCTCGGCCTGACGTTCAAAGCCTTCGCGATATTTTCTACAACGATATTTTTCGCATCACAAAGTCTCGAATCTGACGCTTCATAATTCCGAATCTGCCGGTCAGACAGGCCAACGATTTCAGCAAGCTGCTTCCCGGTGAGGCCAGCCTTTTTGCGATAATATGCGAGGGCAGTGATCTTATTTTTGTCCTGGAACCACTTAGAAGCACGAACCGAAGCAAGTAAATCTATTCCCTTATTCGCGTCATTGATGATTTCTTTATTATCGTAATCCATCAAGATGAGAGCCAGTTCGTTTGCTCTTTCTACCAACTTTTTTGTCTGAGCATCCTCTTTGGGACGGCAACGATGTACTTCCTGCTGAATCAGCTCCACATATTTATGGGGGTTGACGATTTTAATAGTCGGAAAACGAAGTTCGATATTTGCGCAGACGCCAGAGAAAGTCGTTCCATCAACCGGAAAACGAGAATGATTGGATGCGATTTCTTCACAGACGGCACGGAAAAAGCCCAATGCTTGTCCAGCAGAATTGGGAACGTCAAATGGCGTTGTTTCAATCTTCTTTTCATGATTGATTTCAAATTCGTAGAATCCCTCTGGGAGATCCTCTTTTTTCGCATAGATCCAAATCGTGCTGGTCTTCGGATTATCGTTGTACGGGTCATAATTAACAAGAGAATCCGAACCATGTGCCACGACACTCAATTCGATTCCGCCTTGTCCGCCGAGTATACCGGGCTTATATTCGATCGTAGCGCGGTCAAGAGTATAGCCTGCTACGTTGCCGATGTTCATTTGCTTCGCCAGCATCTTAAAGTTTTTTTCGATTGCGTCTTTGATGTCCGTGCCTTCAATGTTAAATTCGGAAGCGCCGAATCTGTGTACTCTGTAAGTCATGGTTGATACCTCCTGTTTGTTTTATGATTTCATTATACACTTCTCGTTTCCTATTGTCAACAGAGGAAGTGGATTTCCTTTTATCATATTAGGAAGTATACAAGAAAAGGCGCAGGTTGCCCTACGCCTTAATGGTTTCAAATGCGATTTTCAATTTTAATACTTCGCTGATAGCGCTTAGATTGTCACATCGTAGCCCTTTAGTTTAAGACTCAAAATCGGATTCGACTACTGCGCTGCGTGCACCGCTGTGGTGTAAATTGTGTGCCCTTGCGGAAATTGGTGTAGTAGTGGTGTAAAACCAGTAATTTTCCGATGTATGAACCTATATTTTATACGATGATACGACGTTTTTGATCTATATTTTCAAAATTAGGTTTATTATACTATATTTTGTCAGGATTCTCAAGTGCCGAACGCCCCATTTTTGAGGGAAAATCTCACAATCTTTTCCATCTCAGGCCCGGCCGCCTTGGTCTGCCCGACAAAGATGCTGTGGGGACCATCATTTTCTCCGTTTTGCGGGTGCATTGCGCTCGCCGCGCTTTGCGCCCTGCCCCACCGGGCCGCGGGGGCGGCGCTCGGCCGCTTTGGATTGCAGCGCAGCGCTGCGGGTCTGGGCACGGCCCTTGGCGGCTGCGGCGCGCAGGCCGTTGATCTCTGCCTTGGTCAGCTCACGGTAGGTGCCCGGCTTGAGCATCCCCAGCTTGACGACGCCCTCGGCGTTCCGCTTCAGGCGGACGACTTCCAGCCCGACGGCCTCGCACATCCGGCGGATCTCGCGGTTCTTGCCCTCTTTCAGGGTCATCTCCATCACGGTGCGGC